ATGACTATCCAGGCAGAGACACTCGTACAACTGACCGAAGCGCTTCAAGAGCGCGGCATGAAGATGGTCTCAGACGTCCATTTCACTCGTGCGCCTTACCGCTACAACCACCGCTGGATCTGCATCGTCGAGTGAACATGCTAGTTGCCGGCGCCTGGATCGAAACGTCCAGCGCCGGCGCCGTTTGGCTTCAATTATTCGAAGGCGTTCCGCTCAAACCCAGATCACCGTCTCAGTATTGATCTCGGCCACGTCTGTAGAATCAACCTGCCGCTGGCGATGCAGACCGTCGCGCATTATTGCAAAGTCGATGTTCTTGTTCTCAAGCTCTTTCAGGACCAAGCCTGAAATTCTGTAAATGCCGCAGTCCGCACATTCGATAAGTTCGCCGCCGTGAGCTTCTTCCGTTGCCCGCACCTCAAGCCCGCATAGATAACATTTCATCGCCGATCTCCTGTTTGCTGGTGCTCAAGAGATCGTCTTGTTGAGAAGGAAGTTTCAACTGAACGCGTCTTGTCCGGCGATTGTGTTCCCGCTGTTACTCCAAGGACGACGGCAATAAATAAACCCGGCGCAATGGCCGGGTTTTCTGAACGTTTGAATTTATGACCCTTACTTCGCGCCGCCATTGTCGCGGCCCGTCTGGGCATCTTGATCGGAGCCAGGATTACCGGGTGGCGGATTCCAGTCTTCTGGTCGTTCGTCCGTACCCTGCTTTGGCTCAGACTCAGCTTGCTCCAGACCGGAATCATGACCCTCGCCAGAGTCAGGGGTTTGCTCGCCCGGGCCCGGATATGGCGCTTCTGGGCCGTTGTTGTCGTCGATCATCATTTTCTCCTGTCAGTGGCGCAGGGGGCTGCGCTTACTAGTGAGAGAATATGCGCATACTCGGAGTGCGATCCGCTCGACGAGCGGACATAAAAAAGCCCCGCTCTACGACGGGGCTCAACTATCCGATAAATCACTTATTCCGTTGCAGCCAACCTATCAACATGAATGCCAAGCCAGGTATCAATAGCCCCGGCGCGATATATGCAAAGGTTCCGCTGGCAAGAAGACCATTGAGGCCGAAAACCAAGCCGCATATTGCAAGTGGCAGCCCAACAACAAACATTGGCTGTTTGAACGCCTTGTCCATGACTCGACTCCTTTCAAGAATTTGGTATTAAACAACATGGCTGCGCGTGCATGGCGGAAAAGGATGCCGTGATCGATGCGTTTCTGCCGACCTTCTGGCAGCAGTAGGGGAGCCATCCTGGAGTTAAAGGCTTGATCGGAACCCAGAAGTCGCGCAAATCTTACGCGCAAGAAAAAGGCCAATGCTTTGAACATTGGCCTAAGTCATTGAAAAATATGGTCGGGACGGAGTGATTCGAACACTCGACCCCTAGCACCCCATGCTTGCAGGAGTGCGAAAAGGCTATACGGAACAGTCCTTTGGAACGGCGCCCACTGCAATCGATGCCTAACCGTGACCAACCGTATTTCACGAATCCCCGCAAAAGTCCCTACAGGCTTTCGAGAAGAAAGTCCCTGCGCCACGGCGTCCTGCCGAAAATAACCAATCCAAACACCTACAGCTCGTCGCATCACCCTCGCCCGCTCGCATCGCCTCGATTACTGTATATCCAACCAGTAACCAGCAAGGCATCCCCGTGGACCCGCTCTATATAGAAGACACCGACGATTGGCTCGGCAACCCTACCCCGCTTGAAACCTGCCGGCACCAGCTCAGGATGTACGAGAACGAATTCGAAGCGCTCACTCTCAAGCTCGATCGAGCGCTGACGAATATCGAAGGCCTGGTCAGAGACAATGACTCACTCAGGCAGGAGATGGATTCTCTCAAGGCCAAGCTTCAGCACGCCGAAGGGGCTTTGCTGAGCGAGAGGCGAAGATTCGCCGACGTCGAGCACAACAGAAACCATCTGTTCAATGAAAACCAGCGCCTGTTCAGAGAAGCTCGAGATCGGGAGGAATTCGCAGGTCATTGCGGATGCTGCACTGAAAAAGGTTTGTGACGAGTCCAGCCCTGGCGGGTCTACGCTGAATCAGATCCAGCCGAGGACATGGCAATGTGCGGACGACTCTCCCAATACAGCGGCATCCACGACTTCGTGGCGGCGCTCAGCATGCCGAACGCGCTCATCAACTCGACCGGCGAGCAGCCTTTCGAGCGGTACAACGCCGCGCCAACCACTCAACTGGCTCTCTTCCATCAAGAAGGCCAGTTCCTGCACGCCGACATGGTTCGCTGGGGGTGGCGCCCGCACTGGGCTAAAGACCGAGCTGCGCCAATCAACGCCCGTGTGGAGAAAGTTGCCCATGGCCCGTTCTTTCGTGCGATCTGGCCGCACCGGGCAATCATCGCGATCAACAACTGGTTCGAGTGGGTCGATGAAGGCGGACCGAAGAAGCAGCCCTACCTGATCAGGCACCGCGACCAGTCCCCAATCCTCTGCGCCGCGATCGGCCAATACCCGAATGAGGAGCATGAGCCCGGCGAGCACGACGGCTTTGTGATCATCACAGCCGATAGCGCCGGCGGCATGGTCGATGTCCACGACCGGCGCCCGGTCGTTCTTCCGCCAGAGCTTGCCCGGGAATGGCTGGACCCGGCCACGCCGAAAGAACGCGCCGAACAAATGGTGCTGCATGAGGGCGAGCCATCAGAGGCGTTCGAATGGTTCAAAGTTGACCGAGCCGTGGGCAATGTCCGCAATCAGGGCCCGGATCTGATAAGGCCAATCACGGCACATCCTTGAAGAAAACATGGTGACCGAACTTGAGTGTCTGCTTGGCCTTTGCCGCCCATGCCGGCGCCTTGATGCTGGTGGCGTAATAGTGGGTGGCACCGCCGGTTGGGTCCGGCACCTTGCCGTCGATGACCTGGTCAGCAGCGACCCGGCATTGCGCCAGCTCACGGAACGGGATCTGCTTCACGCCGATCAGGAACTGATAATTCGGGTCGGTCTTGTTCCAGCAGCTGAACTGCCACGGCTTTTGGCAGACGCCGGCATAGCCTTCACCCCACCACGACTTCTCCTTGCCGTCGAACACGCGGTTACGGATCGTCCATGCCACGGCAACCTGCCCGGCGGCCCCCTCCCCGCGAGCCTCTCCCCACAATGTGCGGGCGAGGATGTCGCGGTCTTTTTCAGTGGCACTCATATTTTTCTCCAGGCAAAAAAATACCCGCTCAAGGCGGGTTCGGTTTCTTGTCGATATCAGATTGAAGGGGCGGCACGGGCCACGGTTGTCTCTTCGTTGTACGGCTCTGGCTGCTCAGGCCATGCGGGCTCAGTTGGCCAGATCGGCTGACCGGTCACGCGCCCAAGGAGAACGCGGTACTTTTTCCATTCGGCCAGAGCCGAAACCCGGGAAGGTTTTTCTTCGACCTCCTCGGGCAGCGCGTAGTCGCCGTCGATGGCATCGTTGATCGCATCGATCCGGCTTTGCAGTGCGGTAATTTGCGCGGTTGCGAGCCGGGTCCGGAAATTGAGGTCCGCCGTCGTAACGCGCAACAACTCTTGCGCGGCTATCGCATCAATCAATTCCTGCGGGATCTCATCGACGTACGTTTCGCCTGCTAGCAACTCCATGTCGGGATTGATGGCACGCCAACCTGTTGCAGTAATTGCGTAGGGCATATTTCACCTGTCGAAGTAGTAGCCGATGCAGTACGCAGACGCTCTTGCTGCGCCGGCGGCCTGATACGTGATTGATCCGTCAGTAGCCGAGATAGCGCAACGCGCATTCAGAACAGGCCCAGCCTGAATAAAGATTGTCCAGCCTGCAGAGATCGATGTGGCCGCATCAGAGGGAGTGAACTGCGCGTAGCCTGTGCCTGGGTTCTGCCAAGCGCCTTCAAGCGTGTGCGCCGTGACCGGCGTACAGGATCTAGTGGAGAACGACGCAAGACCTGACGCAGCGCTGAGCAGCAGGAACGGAACGGTCTGTGGATCGGCATGCTTGTAGGAAATGTATCCCTGCTCCGGGTGGTGGTCGAACTTGTATACCTGGTTTGCGGTGGTCGACCGGACCAATAGTGAGCCGATGTAACGACGGGTACTATCGCTCGTCTTCTGGTGGGCTTGGTTGTAATAGCGAGTCGGGGCTGTCGAACTTTGCTCGATGGCGCCGGCAGAAGTCAGGTAAAGGTGGATGAAGGTGCCGGCCGCCCCCGCCGGCGTAATGCTACCGCCGGCATAAGCCACCACCTTTCCTGCGGACGGAACGTAAGCGCTACCCGCCCCGATTGCGATCGAGGTTGCAGATGACCACGTCATCGTCAAACCTTCGATAAAGCCTTGAGCGCCGCCGATACCGCCCTGCTCTCGAGAGAGGGGCACTGTCAGGCCGGTGAATTCGTTGATGTCAGAGTTTGCGCCCTTGCCCGCCTTGCTGAACTGCAGCTTGGCCAACGCGGCAAGGATTGTGTCAGTTGCAACTACCGCCGACACAGCGCCTGGAAGCGTAAACCCTGTCAGCAGAGACGCACGAACCCTCGCTTCGGTGAAATACTTGTTCGTCACCCCTTCTGCAAGACCATCCGCAGTTGTCAGATTCAAGGATTCACGCACACCGGGCAGCGTCGGATCCTCGCCAAGCACTGCCAGTACTCCGCCAAACTGATTGACCAGCGCACGCAGCGCGTCTGCCGATTCTTTCACATACCCTTGCATCGGGGCGATCGCGTAGACACCGGCCGCGTTGGTCGCGCCTTGGTAGTTTGGCGAGATCGACATGGTGGTATCGCTGGCGATGTTGGTGATCTCGTACCAGCCGCCATCTGGCCCGCGGAACGCATCACCTACGCGCCCGTTGGACAGGAACGAAGTCCCGGTGCCGGTCACTGCGTTGGAATTTTGGACGACAGAAACCGTCCCGGTTTTGTACCAGGTCATTGACTAACTCCAGAAATAGAAGAGCTCAGGCGAGCAATTTTGCGCAGAGGAAGGGCCGATGCCCCTGATCTGTCCAGGCGTTCGAGGCAAGGCTGTACATCAGGATTCGGCCATTGGCGTAATCAACGCCCAGCGCGCAACTCCCGCCTGATGAGTTGTTGTGACAGGTCATCGTGAAAGGGTTGATGGAAACGTATTCGCCTACACCCAGCGCCTTATTGATCCCCCATATATAGCGCTGCCCGACGCTAAGCTGCTCGGTGCCAATGTACGTCCAATTACCCGCCGCGAATGTCACGACCACTGCGGGCGCACCGCTGTCGTAGCACAGCACGCTATTCTGATCCCACAGCCGCAGACCGAAGCTGGCTGTACCCATCGACGCCCAGGCTGCAACAAAATACTGACCGCTCAGCGATTCGTTGACCTTCGAGGCATTCATTGAGAAGCCCGTCCAGTTTCCCGGGCCGCCTGTGAACCAAACCGAATAGGGGACTTGAATCACGCCCGTCTGATTCGGTCGAATAAAAACCAGTGGCGGATCTTGGCTTTGCACTGCCCGCGAAAATGTCGCCGTCGCGTTCGCCACTCCCGAATAAGAGCCTTGGGTGAGCATGCATAGCCGTGGCGCTTCGGAGTCGATCTGGACAAATGAGTTATCGTTGATGCTCTGAAATCCATAGCTCATGTCGCAAACCTTATCGCATAGGCCTTCGAGACAACTTTCGATTGAAGGCCGGTCGTAGACGAGGGGTTTTTGGGCTGCACCACAACCTGACCGACCGCCGTCGTGACGTACGGATAGGATCGAAGGTTTCCCGACGAGTCATTCTCCGAAGGCTGCACGTCCTGTGCTCTCGTCGGGATGATCATGAACACGCAATTGGCTGGATTGAAGCCGGGAATGTTCAGGGTGTAGCTGGGCGTGCTACCGCTGAAATCAATCACGCCCTGCCAGATCACCTGATAGGTGAAGCTGTTGGTATCCATGGCAAGATTGCCGCTCTCGTCCCAAACCCTCGCTCCATAAGTCATGCGTCAAGATCTCCAAGCTGCACCCGCTTCACGCCGTTCTGATCAAAAACCTTGATCGCCCTGTTGGTCATTGTCAGGCGGCCACCGCCAGGCGCTGGGCCGTTGAATTCGAGGTTGCCTGCTTTATCCAAGCGCCAGCCGAGCGTCCCCGCAACGTAGTTATCGGATTGCAGGTACTGGCCGATCTTGAGCATTGTGATGCTGCCGTCTTGGATAAACGCCGAGTTCATGAACACCTGGCCGCCCTGCACCGCAAACGGAACCGATATGGCTCCGCCGGCAATAGTGTTGACGATGGCGAACCGATCTGCGCTGACAAGGAACTGGCTCTGCAACCCCGCTCCGGTGTTCTCGATGCCCAGGCCAATACCGGCCGCGACGTACTGCCCATTCGCTGTGACCTGCATCTTCACCGACCACATCGTTGACAACTTACCGTCGGTGTTCGCAAAGGCGGTCGATGTCTCCTGAATGGCCGCCGTGTTCTCGCCGACTTTCACACTGACCTGAGTCAGGGCCTGAGCCGTGGCTTCCCGGTCAGTGACAACGACCTGGCGCAGATCAGTCACGTTGGCCTCGTTCGTCGCCACCTTGGCATCGAGCGTTGTGATCTTCTGTGCGCTGGCGAGATTCTCGGAGGCCCTGACCTTGCTTTCAGATGCGACCGCTGCGGTGGTGGTCCACCCTTTGAGCGCGTCAGCAAGCTCACCCTCTCCGTCGTCATCCCGAAACGATGCGCGCAGCGCCTCGAACGCTGTCGCCTGCGCCGTGACAACGCCGTCGAGTTCGGTGATCTCGGCGGTGTTGGTCGCGACCTGCTGGGCGAGGCCATGGGCAGTTTCCACCGTCTGCCCAACGTCGAGCCAATAGAGCGGATTCGGCGGAGGCGTTTCGGTGGGCACCGGGCCGGTAGCTTGATAGATCCTCTTGCCCTGCACCACCAGGTCGTACTCTTCGTAGGGTTCGTCTGGGTTGTAACCTTTCAGTCCATCGAGAGCGTCGATCTGCTCCTGCAAGCCAGGGATTTTGTCGATCTCGTCGGCGAGCTCCTGCCCGAGCTCTGTCTTCGTGATTTTCCCGGCAAGAGCAGCCAGGTATGCAGAGACATCATTCGAGGTCTGCGCTGGCACGTAGAGAAACGAGCTTTTCCCATACGCGTTCGAGGATCGGATGAAGTAGTAGTAGTTCGTCCAGAAGCCCAGCCCGGTGTGAGTGAAGGACAGACCTTGCCCCAAGTACTCGGCGTCATCCGAAGTCGCAGTCGGCGAAGTGCTGAAGAAGTACTCGTACGTGCCGCCGTTCAGCCCGTTCTGCACGTTGCTGGGAATCAGCACGATGTTGTCGATCGAGGACTGCACCACACAGCTTTCGGGAATCGGCGGGCCGTTGATGCTGACGGTGATCGTCACCTCTCCTGAGCGCGCCATTGGGCCGGCGGCCGCCACGCTCATGGTGTAGTTGCCGGACGGCAATCCATTGATGGCGCATTCCGTCGACGTCGCAGGCACGTTGTGCGACTGAATCGCGGTCGTGCCCTGCCGAACGATGACGATGTACTCCTTCACCACGCCAGCAGGAGGCGTCCACGACAGTACGCCCTGCGTCACCTCGGCCGTAGTGTCCTGCGTCCACGCGAGATTCGTTGGCGTGCCCAATCCGCCGGATGGCAGATTGATGAAGCCGATCGGGTTGTACGGCTGGCCGACAGCGTCGTCGAAGATCGCAGGCTCGTACTGCTTGACCTGAACCGTGCAGCCCTCGCGATCGCCCATCGACCAGTCGGAGACGATGAACTCGCCAAGGATGTTCAGCGACGGAAGATTCACGCGAACCACGCGGCCCGGCCGGCAGTTGTATCCGGCGAAGTTCATCGGGATGCTGATTGCGCCACCGGCGCGGCGTCGGCGCAGCTCCATGTTCGCCAAGCGCTGCGCTTGATAGGGATCGGTGACATAGGAATAGGTCAGCGTCTCCGCCGCCTCACCTCCGTCCTCAACGATCCATTCGGCTACGCTGACTTCCGGGTAATCCGTCTCGGTCCAGGACTGTTCCGGATCGATGAACGTGCCGCGCACGGTGTTGATTGCGGTGTCATTGGTTGGCTCAGTGCTGCCGGTGACTGTGCCGATCACCATGTCCTCGGTGATCTCGAAGTCGTACGGGCCGTAATAGGCGCCAGCCTGGAACATCCAGCGGCCGCCAACACGGATCAGATGGCCGCCCGACGCTGCTTCTAGCTTCTGGAGAACGCCGGTGCGCTGCTCGTCCGCACCGATTACACAGCCGGTGCGATACCGCTGGCTCGTCGAGCCGTCGGCATTGGTTACGCCTTCGTCGCAGACGTTGGCAGCGCTGGCGAAGGTCTCGAAGACGATTTCATCGTCCGGCACGTTGCAGCGGTTGCGCAGGAACCAGAGCAGGTGTAACGCAGTGTTCGCGCTATAACCCGCCGCCCCGGTGCGCGGATCGTAAATATCATTCCGCCCGCGAACCACAAAACGCGTGTCAGGGATGCCCGATGGAAACTTCTCTGCGCTGTAACGGAGGGAAACCCGCACATAGGACAAGCCGCGTCCGATCTGCGAGTCTTTCCAGTCGGGGCAGTTGGCCTTCAGGAACGCGTTCACTTGAGTCGGATTGACGACCAGCTCGTAGCTGGCCAGCGGTCCGAATGCGCCGATCTCTTCCTCGCCGAGGTAGATGTTTTCGAGGGCATCGATCGCCCCCTCGCACAGCACGTACACCAGGTGGAGCCATTCACCCTCACCCTGAGCGCCGGTCTGCTCCTGCGCCCATACCAGTACGCCGCCGGTGGAAACGCGCCCAAGGATGAAGCGCACCGGCGCCTTCGAAGAGCGTACGGTCTGAGCGGACGGCTCGTTGTCGCGCAGCGGGGATTTGGTGTTGAGCTTTTCCTGCTGCTCGGCGGCATAAAAGGCAAGCGCTGCGCCCGCGACCGCGCCCCATGGTCCGCCCTGAGCAAAACCGACCACCGCGCCAATGACGACCGATGCGAGTTTTTTAACGCCGCCGCTCATTCAATTCTCCACGCGGCCAGTGGCTCGCACTCAACACGGGCGGCGCCGTCATCGGTCGCCGCCCAGTAATCTCCTGCCCAGAACACGGCCATGCTTCGGCCGCCGGGCGCGTCGTACAGCACGACATCACCGCGCTGGATGAATGGCAGCGGCACCCGGGCAAAGTGGGTATCCCACGCCGCCTCGAGGCTGCCGTGCTGCTTCTTCAGCTGCCGCTTGGCGCCGGTTTCCGTCGCGTACTTGCCCCGGTAGTTCTCCGCCGGGTCGACGCCACACACCGAGGCCGTGCAGTCGGCGGCGAACAGGCAGCAGTCAAATTCACCCCATGAAAAAGGCCGCTCTTGGGCGGCCTTGATCGTTTCGTTCAGACGGGTTGTCCAGTCTCGGTAGCGCATGGCTAACTTCCATAGGTGAATGTCGGTGCGTCCTTCTTCGAGCCCCAATAAATGGGCCACTCGGACATTTGGGCGATGGCATAGAAGAACCGGTCGCCCTGATGGCGTGCGCGGTGGTTTTCGTCGGTGAATCGTTCGGTACCGGTGCGGCTCCACTCGGCCATGCGATCGATGACCGGGACAGTAATGCTGTTGCCGTCCTCGCCATTGCCGGCGAAAGAGAACTTCGCCGCGTCCATCCGGCCGGAGAACAGGATGTCCGCCGCGTAGTTACCGGCTTCGTCGAACACCACGAACATGACTTTGGCCATCCGCCCACGGCAGCCCCGGACGTTGGTTTCGGAAAGGATGTAGGCATCCAGGCCGCTGAGTGTCAGCTCGACCGACATTGGCGACCCGGAGTTGTCGCTCTCCTGCGACTGGCTGACCTGGCCGAAATTACCCACGCCGAGGTAGGTAATGCCGTCGATTACCAGATCGCCGGTACCGGTGTGCGCGAAGACCATGCCGTCGACGAAGTCGAGCTGCACGGCGTACACCGGCATGAAGCGGCCGGTGGCGATGATGTTCACCACGTTCTGGCTGAATGGGAATGCTGATGGCATCAGAACGCCTCCCTGAATTGGTAGCTGCCGTTTGCGACCACAGGTTTTACGGACATGGCCCAGGTGTCGGTGGTCATGCGCATTTCGGAATAGGGGTTGAGGTACTCGATGGCGGTGCCGGCCGTGAGCGTCCTGCGGATCCGCTTGTTGAGCGACACCGTCACCCTGCCCTGCGCGTTCGCCGACGCTGCATCGGTTATCTCGAACATCTCGCCCGCGATGGTGACGTAGTCGCCAGCAGCGAACACAGCAGCATTCGCCGGCGCGCCGCCGATGACCATCGACCGCGCTTGCGCGTTGCCGATGACCACTGAAAGCGCGCCGACGCTGTTGGTGCGCCGGCGGGTGAAGGCCGGTAGGTTGAAGGTGCCCATCATGCCGTCGAGCTTCCCGAGGAAAGAGGTCAGCTGTCGCTCCTCCTCTCGGGTCAGCAATCCGAAGGTCAAGGTGCACTGCCAGTAAGCGCCCGGGTAGCCGACGATCTGCTGGGCGTTCGAGAGCGTCGAAGTGAACGCCCTGCTGTTGTTGACGATGCCCCACGTCATTTCTGACGGGCGCAGCGAAGCCGGCCACGTGAGAGCCATGCAGTACTCCTTAGATTGCTTAGCGCCGCGCGATCAGCTGGCGGATGGTTCCGTTCATTTTCAGGTCGCGCACGACCAGCTCGTAGCCGCCCTTGGCCCCCTGCATTGCCGCCTCGCGCACCATGTTGACGGTGGCGTCATCTGGCGTGCCTTGGAAGCTGAAGCTCTGCTGGATGACCGGAGCATTAGGCGAGCCCGACGAGATCGGGACGACGTTGGAGGTCGAGGCCGCCGCAGTTGCGCCAACGTAGCCGCCATCTGCGTACCCTTTGGCGTTCGCGTTCATGCGCTCGAGGAATTCCCGAGCGCCCGGCTGGCTCACCGCTTCCTTGCGGACCACGAACTCGCCGCCGTGCACAACGCCCTTCGGCTCGAACTTGCCGCCGTCGCCGGTATAGCCGCCGTCGGAGAAGCCGAACTTCGAGCCGTAGCCAGCGGCAGAAGCGCCGAGCGTGGAAGACGTTGCGCCGGCAGATCCGGCTGCGAGGCCATTGCCGGCTGAGGCGCCGGCGGTCAATCCGCTGAAGACGGTGCCGAAGATGCCTACCGCCGCCTGTCGCACCTGGATGCGGATCAGGTCAGCGATGATGCCGTCCGCCAGATCCTTGAACGACAGCTTGCCAGTCTTAACGAACTGGATGATGCCGTCTTCCATGTTGCTGAAGGCGTTGGTGAACAGGTTGCGGGTTTGGCCTGCGACGTCGCGCGCTTGCTCCGAATAGGTCTGAAATGCCGACGAAGCGCCGAGCGCCCAATCCGACTGAGCCTTGTCCACATCCGTGTAGTACTGCTGCTGCATGGCGAGGCGGGTTTGCAGCGCTGAGCGGAGGGCTTCGGTTTGCTGGTTGTACAGCTCGGTGCTGCCTGAGGATTTATCGCCTTTGTTGTAGTCATATGTCAGCCGATCCATCTGCGACTGATACGACTGCTGGATTTGTTGCTGCTCCTGCAACCGCTGAAGAGCTTTATCCCCCAGTCCTGCGCCGGCCAACTTATCGTTCAACCCGCCTTGCGCAAGCTTGAGCTGTGAGTTCAGATTCTCCTGGAATGCCAGCAGCTTCTGCGTCTGGTCTGTGGAGATCTTTTTGAGTTCGTTCTCTTTTTCCAGACCCGCGTTGCGCTTGAGTTGTGCTGTGATCAACTGCTGATTTGCTAAGAGCGACTGCTGGTCCGCAGTCAGAGTTTTCTTTCCTTTGATATCAGCGAGTTCCTGCTCCCACTTGATCAGCGCTTGCTGCGCGGCCCCGAGCTTTTGAACGCCATCTCCTTGCGCCCCGATCAACGAATTCTGCTGAAGCAATACCGCGTATTGCTGCTTGGCCTGATCGAGAGCTTTTATGCCGGCGTTTTCGGTGTAGGCCTTTGTCTTGGGCTGGCTCTTGTCGAACTTGGCCTGAATGTCAGCAACGACCTTGTCGATCTCCGCTTGCGACCTTCCTGCCTCGACGCCAAGTTTTCGCGCGTCTGCGATGTCTTTCGCCAGCTTTGCTTGATCGCCAAGTTCCTTTTTCGACAGAGCATTCCATTTGCTCTCAGCGGCGATTCGGTCCTGATTCTGCCGAGTTGCTGCGGCGTCAATTTCGGCTTTTGAAGCCGCCACATCACGCTGCTGCTTCAAAGACTTGAGCTGAGCCTCAATGAATTTTGTCGACTGACTGTCTGGGCCCAGCTCGTCGCTGAAGAAGCTCGACAGAAAGCCTCCGGACTTTCGCCCCTCCAGAACCTTTTCCAGGTTCGCAATCTCCTGATTCAGATCAGGGAAGAGAGAGCTTTTTACATTGGAATACGCGTTGCTAATCGCGGTGCCGATATCGTTCCAGTCGCGCTCGACCTCTGAAAGTGAATCGCGATATTTCTTCAGTCGCTCCTGAGCATTTTGGTTCAGTGACTCGCTTAGGGAATCAAGCGCCTCCTGCTTTTTGCCTTGGTTGTCCAGCGCAACGATTACCTCATACTGCGCGGAGGTGAGCAGCCCATACTGGGCGCTGATCTTTTCGGCTGCCTTGGTAGCGTTGTCGCCCATGTCTCCCAGAGACTTGGCAACCTCACCAGCACCCTTCCCAGTGAACTCTGAAATTGATGCTGATGCCTCGGCCAGATTTTTGAACTGGACCTGGCTGAGCCCGCTGCTTGCGGCGAGCGCCACCACGGCGTCTTTGGCCTGAGACAAGTTGCCGGTTATTGTCGCGGTGTCCTTTGAGATTTTCGAAAGACTTGCCGACGTCTGTCCGGAGCTTGCCGAGCCTGAAAACAGAGCCTTATTGAAGGCACTCGCCTCTTTTTCGGCATCGTAATACACCAGCGCCAGCGCGCCCACTGCCGATGCCGCAACAGTGAAAGGGTTAACGAGGCTCAGCAGGTAGCCGCCCAACGCTTTGGAGGCCGCACCAATACCGCCAAACGAATCTTTGATTTGAGCCCCTTGCTGCAGGAAAACGGTCAGCGGTGCCTGCCCTCCCTGAAGCGAGACGAAAATATCCGAGAACTGAGCCGGCAGCATTCTCATTGCGGCGGCTGTTTGCTTTGAGGTGTTGCCCGTGCGAGTCATGGAATCGTTGAAGCGGGTGAGCTCGGCTCGGGTTGCACTGATTCTCGACTGATAATCAGTGTAGGTGTCGAGGTCCAGGTTACCGGAAGCGCGATGACGAGCCAGCTCCTGCTCTTGGCGGTCAAGCTCCCCTAATTTTTTTGTAAGCGGATCGATTCGGCCAAGGAGAGATTCGATTTCATCTCGTTCGGAAGAGAACGATTTCGTGGCCTTGTCGGCACTCTTCCCCGCTCCCTCCATACCATTACCGGCCTTATCCATCGCAGGCTTGACGCGAAGGCCGGCGTTTTCAAGCGCTTCCAGAGCCTTTCGCGTGTCCGCAGCTTTCTGCTCTGCGTCCCGACTATCAATCTCCAAAACCAAGCGCGATGTTTGAGCCATACCTTTCTCCAGGCATAAAAAAACCCGCCGAAGCGGGTCATTTGTGCAGGCATTCAGCTCTGCAAGATTTTGGCTTTTTCAGCCTCGTACTCAGTTTCAGTGAGCAGGCCTTTCTCTTTTAGCCCGCCGAGCCGCTCTATCTTTTGATACTTGTCCTCAGAAGCCTCAGCCTCAGGGCGAACCCTGATTGGCTCAATCGGCGGAATGGAAGATGCCGACCACACGATGGAGATCACCCAGCCAATTAGCGTCCAGCCAAGGAACAGGTTCAACAGAAGGATCGAATTGAAATTTGGGTGCCGGCGGTGGCGCGCGTTGAGACTTGGCATGAAGTAGACCAAAAATCCCACGAACAACAGGACCAGCACTCCCAGTGGAACGGTATCGTTTTGCATGCCAAACCTCCCTGAGTAATGGCAGCAATCTACCACCATCCGCAGGAAGCACCAAAACCCCGCAGGTGCGGGGTCGTGGCTCAGTTGAGATCAAGCAACAATTGCATAACCACCGGGTGAGCAGCCATTTGCGCGGTAGATGCTGTAAATTTCCGACCTCCGAGCATCGAGCGCGGCGAAAGAACTTCGCCCCTCGTTGATCTGGTCGAACACCCTCATCAGTACGCGTGAATCAAGGGTGCGTGCCGAAGCCAGAATCGCCTCGCGATCATCCATGAGGCAGAAGTGGCGACTCATCAGCAGGTAAATGTGGGCGACTTCCTGATTGTTGAAGAACAAGCCGTCGGTGTCGGGCCGGCCAATCCATTCGCCTTCCAGCGCGTAGGCTGCGACGAAGTTGCACGCGTCGGCCAGGCACTCAGCTGGGATCAGCGCAGTGCGGTGCACATTGAAGCGGGAGCGCAGCCTGCTTTTCATGGTCTGCTTGAAGCTGCGCTGGAGCGAATGAGGAACTGGTGAGGCTTTCTGATCAATCACACGATTGAGGACATTTTCGCCACTAGTGCCAATGACGGCACCGACGAGGTCGCCTACGAGCGTTTCAGGATTCAGGCCAAGCCTTTCGGCCATGTCGTTGAACGCAGCGATGTAACTTTCTTTTATTGCAGCGGCTGCCTTTCCAGTGAAGCCCATGACAAGGAACATGAATCCGTCCTTGGTCATTTCAAACGCTTCGTAAGTATTCCCGCGGTGTTCGAATCGAACCGACGAAAAGTTGTCGGTTAAAAACTGATCAGAGCATTCAAGCGCACGAACCTTCGCAAGTACATGGTTGTGCAGCTTCCCAAAAGCGAGCGCAACCTGATGTGTAGTGGTGAAAGCCTTACCGTCTCTCGCCTCTACGAATTTGCGCATATCGACCACTGTGCTAACATCGCCCATGACGATTTCTTCTCCGAAGTTGATCTCGTTTCTCGAAGCCTCAGTGTTCCCGCACTGGGGCTTCTTCGTTTTCAGGCCGCTGCCTGCTCTCGCCGCTTTTTCTCTGCCATCAGAGCAAAAACGACTTCTGCCGTTTGTGAGCGGAAGTTCTTCTGCGCTTCGTTTTCCACCCATTGCTTAAGCTCCTCTGGAAGTCTTAGGTTGAACTGCGGATCTTTTCTTGCCATTTTCCTAACTCCTTGTGCATCACCGTTGTGCACACCATCAATATAGAACCGTGATGCATTGCCGTCAATACCACGGTGATGCATCCTGATGGGTAAAACGGGTAAAGCCCTATTTGACTGAGTTGACATGAGCCGAACAGATCCACAATTCAATCTGCGCATTCCTGAATCTCTGCGAGATATGGTGATGGAGGCCGCAAAGCAGAATAAGCGGTCAGCCACGGCCGAAATACTGGATCGCTTGGAGCGGAGCTTCACTGATCCGGACTTGATGGGGGTAAGCGATATAGAACGGATGGATCCGCGAAGCGTTTTTTATACCCAGGCCCATGAGGATCGTGGCCCAAGCTCTGGTGTCGACAAAAAAAAGCTCATCACTGTGGATGAGGCGTACCGTAGCGCGACTGGCGGCCCGGACCAGCAGGAAATGAGTGAGGCGATTACTCGGGCGTTCGAAGCGCTCCAGGCATTGGACATAATGGTCGGCGCCACCGCTACCCAAAAAGGCCCGAAGCCTCGCAAGAAGTTTCCGAAGGAATAAGCTTTCACCCTAAGAAGGGTGTCGCGTTTCGCTACACCCTTTTCCCGGGAGTTAGGGCGTCACTCCTCATCCCCAGCCAGGCACACCGCATCCAGCGCAAACATCACATCATCAATCTCATCGCGCGGCAGCGGCGACGGGTGCGATTCCAGCCAGTCGGAAATCTCTCGCGCCGACAGCGGCAGCGGGAACGCCCCAGCCATGCCGGCGATGTACCGCCGGCCGCGAGACACGTTCCGGTACAGGTTGAGCAGGTAGGCAGTCAGCGGGTCATTGTCGGGCTCGCCGGGGATCGCCATTTTCAGCCGCGAGTAGACCGCCCGGCGCTTCTCGCTTTCCCCGCCCCACTCTTGCTCCCACTCGAAGCGGGCGACTGCTTTCCCACCGACTCAGCTCGCTCTTCGGCGGCGTCATTGGCGGCCAGCGCGCCTTCGCGCAGGACGAAGATGAAGAACTCGATGTTGTTTTCCAGCAGCTCAGCAGCTACGGGCGGGCTGTACTCGATCTGATTGCCGTCGGCATCCAGCACGCCCTCCCAGTCCTTCACGATGAAGTGACTGAGCAGCATCGCGTGGTTCTGGTGCTCGGTCATTTCGCCGGCGACGACGCCCACCTGGCCTTCTTCAAACCGTGCGTCGTTGCGCTGGATCCGGCGGCGCATGCGCTCAAGGGCGACTTGGTATTCAGGGGTGTCGATGCTGGCGAGCAGGATCTTGGTGTCGTCGTCGAACTTCGCCCAGCGCTCACCGGCGATCGCCGGCTTCTTCTTGCCCAGTTGCAGAGCCATTTCAATTCCTCAACGCCACGCCAATAAAAGGGCTTCCCCGGCCGGCGTTTGAACCGAGGGAGCCAAAAGGTTTACGGGGTTGGATCAGCCGCTTCGCGGGTGATGGTCGGGCTGAGCTTGGCGACGGTGTAGTTCAGCGTGACCTCGATCAGGTCGCGCTTACCTCCGTTCGGAAGCTCACCGTCCACTTCCACGGCTGGGAAGTTGAAGGTGTACTTATTGCCCAGCGAGTCGGTGATCGGGAAGACAACTGCGATCGGCGCACGGGTGAAGGTGTTCTTCCAGATTTCCCACGCGCGCTTCGACCAGGCCAGCGTGATACTGCCGGTGACCGCCGCCTCGGTGGCGATGTGCGCGCCCGGGCCGAGACGATCGGAGCCAAGGCAGCGCTGAGTCTGCAGGCTGTTGTCGAGGTTCACGGTCATGGCCGAGACACAGGCCACGCCTTCCAGCGACTGGCCGTTCACCAGGATCGTGCCGACGTTGTTGTTCGACAGGAACGGCGTGGTGGTCGGCGCATTCGGCGAAACGACAATCGGCGTGTCGCCATCGGTGTAGTCCAGGCACGCCATGTTGAACGTGGCGGTCACCTTCCCTTCCGATGGAATATCGAGCGCGAAGGTCGAGACGTGCGCACCCTTGAACACGCCATAGACGCCGACGTCGTTGTAGCCCTTGGCGATGCTGAAGGTGTGGCGAGTATCCCCAACGCGCAGGACGTCAGCCGTCCACACGCCGTAGAAGGCGGCTTCGAGCAGTTGGTCGAACGAGCCGAACGAGAACTCGGCCGTCAGATCGCCGCCGATATCGATGCTGGTGGCCACCGAGCCTTGGCTCAGGCGGGTGTCGGTGATTTCGTCGCTGACTTCGGTATTGACGGTCGGGGTCAGCGCGTTGCCGGTGAGGCGCAGCGTGTCCCAGGTACCGGTGGGAGTAACGCCGGGCGTCACCTCCGCAATGATGTGGCTTACAACTTTTGCGCCAGAGCTCATTGGAGCCTCCTATTCGCGGGCATAAAAAAACCCGCAGGCGCGGGCGTGGCGGTTGCTTTGCTGTCAGCCGGCGCGAAACCGGATGTTGACGTTGATTTGGTAGAAGCCCTCGAACTCGCCGGCGACCACCTGGCTGGCTTCCATGCACTCAAGGTCGCCGGACATCCAGTAGGCAAAGTGCGCTTCGAGCGCGTCGGCCAGTTCGTTGATGGCTTTCGTTCCCGTTCGCTCGCGGGCGAAGCACTGAATGCTGATCTGCCCTGGCTTGCGGGTGTGTGGACGGTCGGCCATGCCAGCCATGAAGGCCGAGGCGTATTGAATATTCAGCCGGCACCAGAGGCCGGTCGCCGGCGGCGTGAACACTGCCGGCTGGTTCGGGTAATCGATCCGCTCCTGGTCAATGCCAGTGAAGGCGACCATGCGCGCGGTGATGAGCGCCCTGATTTGCTCGAAGGTCATTTGTAGGCCTCGGATACGCCGATGAACGCGAGGTCATAAACCCCGCCGGGCGCCTGCGTGGAATGCCCCAGTTCCAGCGCCTCGCCGTAGGGGCTGTTCGTTTGGATGTAGATGACGGGAAACTGGCCCGATGCCTTGATAAGCATGCTGCCCTTGTTGATCGTTTCGCGGCCGGACGGGTCGACGTTGTCGGTCACGGTCATGTCGGGCGTGCCGATCGATACCAAGTGACTGCCTCGGAACGCGCCGCCGATGTAGCCCTTCCCTGCCGCCTGCGCTTTGACGAAGTAGTTCTCCTCGCGCTCGCGCTTGGTCAGCTTCTTGAAGGCTCGGCCACCGGTGCGCGCCGCGTTACGTGCGTCGACGTTCGCGTCGTACGCATCTGCCAGCGCCACGTTCTTGGTGCGCAGCGCCACGTTGGCCTGCCACAGGTCAGGGTTCCCGACCGGGGAGCGATTCACCACCTCCGTAAGCATGGCGGTGGCGACGACGCGCGCCATCTGGGTGATGTCCTCGCCAGCCTGATCGGCGAAGTCCGTGAGGCTATGGCTCCACCCCGCCTTGTTCGTCATCAGACTTTCCTCAGCTGGATCTCGTAGTGGGCGCCGGCCGGATCCGTCTGGACGTTGATAACGTCGAAATCGTTGATCTTGTGGCCGATGTCCGGAACCCCGCCGATCGTTTCGTTGGTCAGAGCGATCAGCAGTTGGTCGGTGGCGCGGATGTTTACACCGTCGACCTGAGCAATCTTGAACGCGTCGAACACGCCCCGGCCGGTGTAGGCGATAACCAGCGGATCGCCCGCCACTTCATTGACCGGATCCCACGTTCCCGGCAGCGTCACGCCGCCACTGAATGGCTGCACTGCATCCGCCAGATCAGTGTCGAAGGCCTCGGCCAGATCCGCTTGGATCTCTTCACGTAGGCCCATGGTTCACCTATACACGTTGAAGCTGAAGCCGCTGACACGCCATGGCGCGAGCAGCCCCAGCGCGAACTGGACGCCATCGGGCAGCGCAGTTGATTTGCTGGTGTCGATCGAGGCGAACGTCTTGCTGGTAGTCACCGAACCGGCCTTCACCGTCTTGGCTTCCAGCGAGCCCTCGGTCTGCTGCTGGTACAGCTTGCCCTCAGAAGCAACGACCGCCAGCTCGGCGCCGGCCTGCTTCACCTCTTCGGGAATGGCGTCCATATCGACACCGACCAGGTTGAGCGAGGTCAGATAGGCATTCGCCTGCAACACCGCCCGGGCTTTCTTGTCATCTGGAGCCCACGAAGCCCCGAGGATGGCGTCAACGTCCGCCACGGTGATGTAGGTAGCCATCAGGCCTCCGCTTGAATGAGTGGGGCCGAAGCCCCGGGTATTACTGGTTGGCCTTCAGCAGAGCGAGCAGCTCAGGCTTCGAGTCGTTGACCTTGTAGCCAACACCCTTGGCGTCGAGCTGTTCCTTGATCTGCACGACGGTGAGTTCGTCGAGCGGGTCGGTCGCGGCGGCCAAGCGATCTTTCTCTGCCTGCGCCAGCAAGTCATCGACCTGCTTCTGCAGTTCTTTGGACTTGGTCACAGCAGCATCGCGATCGCTTGCCAAGCGCTGCATGCCCGACTGAATGCCCGACAGGGCCTGATACAGGCGCATCGCGGGGCCGTCGCCTTCAAAAGGGTTCAGCACGCCCTTTTCAAGGTCAGCAGCGAGCGCGTTTACAGCGTCGAGCTGAATGGCTTCCTGCGTTGCTTGCGAACCGCTCCCTGCGTTACGCCCGGCACCGTTTTCATTGCGGGTGCGCGCATGTTCAACTCCGCCGGTTTCGCCAACAGTTTCCGGCCCTACGGTGATGTTCCCTTCGGTACCGCCGAAACCCCAGCGCGCCTTCAGCTCAGGGTCGATGTGATGGTCTTTTACGACTGGCATAATTTTCTCCTTCAAATTCGCCAGCCCCCGAAGGGGCTAGCCATCGGTCAAGCCGATACGGTGGAAGTGATGAACGCCAGCGGCACCTGCTTACGAGCGAACTTGCGCTCCCAGTTGGTGGCCAGTGCCAAGTCAGCCCAGCTCGCCGAGATCGGCCGCGTGGTGGTCGGGGTGCCAGTGATGGTGGCGCTCAGGAACGAGTAGCCCAGCGGGTGCACCACGAAGTCACGGCGACTCCACAGCGTTTCAGCGCCACCACCGTTACCGCGATCCGGCGTGCGGTCGTACTCGAGACCGTCTTCACCCGGCGGGGTGTCTTCAGCGAAGCCCAGCGCACCCGGCCCGAAGATCACGGACAGATACTTGTTCGGCGTGCCAGCAATGACCGGCATGCCGTCATCCACCACAACGCGCATGCCCTGGAAGCGGCCGAACTCGGGAGTCTGGTCAGCGATCGGCGTGAAGTCGATCAGGTTGAGGATCTGCAGCTCGGTTTGCACGGCGGAGTGCATGGCGATGACGCTCAGGCCGCCCAGTTGGCCGGAGTAATCGCCCATGGTCGCCTTGGCGCGAATGATTGCAGCCGCACTGATGACGCCACCGGCGTCCACAACCATGTCGCCGCCGTTGCTGGCCACGTTGTCGTTGTAAATGCCGACGACCGTGGCGATAGCGCGGCGCTGGGCCTGCTTGCGCCAGTAGCTCAGCATGCGTCCGGCCACGAATTCGAGAGGATCCTGATTGGTGATGTTCTTCACCAAGTTCATGCAGTTGAAACCTTCGTTGAGGTACGCGGCGCGCGCCTGCATGGAAGCGCTGGTGACCGACAGCGGTACCGCGATGTCGGTGTACACGTCGTTCGAGTAGTTCGGCTCGATGGACGCGTCCAGGTCAACCCACCACGGAATGGTGAAGGTGTTGGACGGGCTTGCCAGCAGCGTGGACATATCCGAGTTGCTGGTCAGGATGCCGGATTCGAAGAACGCGGTGCGCTCCACGCTGTTGACGGTGATGTAGTCGCGCAGCTCATCGCGAAACACGACGTCCGAGAGAATGGTTGGCATTGCTGAATATCCTTTTACTTGGCCTTAGCAGCGGCGCTCAAACGCGCATGCTCGGCGGGGTTGGTTCGGCGGAGCTCTACGCGCTCCATGCCGGTCATTTGGTCCCACGTTTTGGTGGCCCCGCCACCCTTACCCCCGGCAGCCCCGCCGCCGTTCGCTTGCGTGCCGCGCACCAATGCTGCGTAGCGCGGCGCTTGCTGGAATTCTTTTGCCAGGTCTTCGAGACTGGCGATGGTCAGGTTGCCGGCGGCATCCGTGACCTTGACCTGACCGTCAACGATCTTCAGGCGGCGCTGGACGAACTCAGCGAGGATTTCGGCGTTCTCGCCGTCGGCGATGCTGCTGGAGACCTTCGAGGCTGCCGACGTCAGGTCGCGGCGCTCGATGCTCTGCGTCAGTTCAGCCAATCGGGTGCGCTCGGCGGCCAGGGCTTGCTCGCTGCTGGCATACAGCTGCTCGAAGTCGCCTTTCGCTTTGGCGGCGTCGAGCTTTTCGCGCTCGAGCTTCTCGTCCGCCTCACGCTTCAGGCGTTTGGCTTCCTTGGCCTCGTCCAGCAGCGTCTGGTTCTGGCGCTTCAGGCCTTCCAGATCCTCTCCGCCGGTGGGCAAGCCCTCAATGCTCAGGACGAAGTCATCGCCCATCGCCTTGTAGAGTGCCTGCATGGTTCCATCGAGCGCTTCGTATTCCGCCTTGCTGATCTTGTACTTCATGTCATCCCCCGGATGATTTGCCGTTGGCTCAGCCTCAGGCATAAAAAACCGGCTCAAGGCCGGTCGTTTGTGTGGTTCGCTGTCAGAGCCCTGCTCGCTCGAAAGCCAGCGGCTCAAGGTCTTTCAGTTGTTGAAGGGTCAGCGTCTTGCCGTTGTCATCCACGAACTTCTCCAGCGTCAGCTCGCCCTTGGTGAAGAGCGCGTAGCGGTTCGGGCCGAGGATGTCTCGCTGGAAGGCAGCAGGCTGGCGCGAGAGCCACTCCTGATAACTCGTCTTGCTGGACACCAGCGTGACGCCGTCAGGGCCGATTGAGGGCCGGGTAGATCCGGTAATTTCACGGGCAAACTGATCTTTCAGCACGGGCAGCGCGCTCGATCGGCAATTCCAGTGGCCGGGCGGCTTGGGGTCTTCCCATCCGTAGATGTGCTGATCCCTCGCCTGACACATGGCGCTGGTCTTGCTGTCGAGCGTGGATATCCAGCGCCAGCCCTGCAGGATGTCGTCGTTGGCCTTGAGCGTTTCCATGCGCGCCGTGCTGGCGACATGGTTGGTCATGGTGCGAACGAGCGACGAGGCCTGATCCTGATGCAGTTGGTGGATGCTGGTGAGGCGCCTGCCGATCTGCTGGCTGGTCTCACCCAGGCTGGAACCGATCTGAATCTCGCCGATGATCTCGGCGGCCTTCTTGGTCCCGAACTGATCAAGCGCACCGCTGATGCTGATCCGCTGCACGCCCTTGCGAGCCTCCAGCAGCATCGGGTCAGCCAGTGCCGCCGCGCTCACCATCTCAGCCGATGGCACGTTGAACTGAACAACGGCCTTGATGACCTTGCCCAGCATCTTGCCGTTGAACTCAGCCTCGTAGACGGCGAATTCGCCGAGATCGAGCTGCGCCCTGCCCTTCATGTCGTCGTAGATGCCCCGCAAATCGCCTTGGAGCGTTTCTATCTGCGATATGTACCGACGCGTGCCGTAGGCGCTCAGCCCTGCCGACACGCGAGCCTTCGCTGTGTTGATGGCCTTGCTGATGAATGACGCCACCCGCTTCAGGTTGCCGCCGGCGTATCGCTGGACGTACACCTGGTGCCGAGTGGTGGCATCCGTCAGATAGCCCTCGCTACTCATCGTTCACCTCTGGCGGCTCGTTCGGCTTCAGTGGGTCATCCTCGCTTCCCGGCACCGGCGCCTCTCCTTCGCGATCGTCGTCGATGTCGTCGTCCGTGCGGTCCGACTCCAGCACGCCCGCCTGACGCAGGTTCGTGCGCAGGTCCTTCTTGGCGATGATGCCCTGTTGCCAGAGCTGCATCTGAGCCAGGATCGACTGCGCGTCCATAACCTGATCGAAGAACTCCTGATTGAGCCAGAAGACAGTCCCCGTCTCGTCGACCGCGTCCATCATGAAGCGCTGAGCATCGAACAGGGACAGACGCACAGCCTCGGATACGTTGCCGGCGATCGTGCCCAGCACCGAGTTATCCGAGCTGTAGCGAATGCGAACAGCCTCTGCCGTCTCGGCGCCGCCGCCCTGCTGGACGATGCGGGCGCCGATCATGAGCATCTGCTCTTCCTTGTCCTTCATCAGCTCTCGGGCCAGCTGCGTTTCCTTGGCCTGCAGCATGACGGCGGAGCCTTGCTTGCCGAGGTTGTGGCCACGTCGCGACCCGATATGCATTCCGTTCGGGTTCAGCTTGAGGAACTCGTCAGGCTGAATGTCCGTGGTGATGAACAGCGTTGGCTGCGAACTGATGAAGCCCGCTTCTTCCACCGTGGCGCTGTTGCCATAGTGAAGAATGTTCACCTCGGCCAGGTCTTCGAGCGGCGCCTTGTCGATGCTGGCGTCGTTGTTCTGGGAGCCGAAGAAGTGGAACGGGATGTGGTCGAAGGCCTTGCCGGTCTTGTCGGTCGGGTTCGTCTCGACGCCGTCCGGAGTGTCTTCCGTGTACACGCGCTGCACGTACTTGCCGCCGATCAGCATCAGCGCGCGATATTGATCCTTGGCGGTGAACTCAAACCCGTCCTGCGTGGCCTCGTTGATTTTTTCGTGCAGCACCACCAGCGTCAGCCGGCGCACACCGTCGATCACGTCTTCCCGCCAGTTGACGATGCTCTCGGCTGGGTAGAAGTGAATGTAGGCGCGCGCATTCGCAGCCTGGGCGACAGTGAGCGAGGTTTGACCCTCCGGCAGCTCCACCTTTGGAAAGTCCACCAGCAGCCCGCCGCGACCAGTGTCGAGGCATTCGCCGGTTGCTTCCTTGCACAGCTGCTCAAGGCTGGAGCCGTCACCGCTGACGTTTTCGAGCAGGTAGTCGATGGCCGGTGGCAATTCGATCTCCGCCGTCTTGCGGAACACCGCTCCCAGCAGGCCGGTACGCGTGCGCCCGGTCACGTTGAGGAACATCGCCCGACGCTTGAGTTGCTTATACCGCTCTTTGTTCTCATCCGACAGGTTGAGCGGGTCCGGCATCGGCAGGTACTCGTCGTACTTGCGAACCTCTCGCGGCCCGGCTACGCAACGCTTGACCAGCTGCCAACCGGGCAAGGCATCGCTGTACTCCTGCCTGATGGCGCTGTAGTTGGGCATATGGGCCTCAGAAAGTGAAGGTGACAGGAATGTGTGTCATCGGCTTGATGATCGGGTAGTCGTGGTGGATGAAGTAGCCGCCTGCGTCGTTCGCGTGGTCGACGCCTGACTTCTTGTCTGGCTCGCCATTCGGCGCCCACACCTGCTGCTCCAGGCCATCGGCATAAGTCGGGCAGCGCAGCGGGTTGACCAGGTAGCGCCGCTCGCCATTGGCGTTGCAGAACATCGCGTTCATGGCGTTGATGCGGTCCTTCACCGGCGGGTTCGCATCTGGTGCAATGACGCTGAATCCCGCTTGGCGCAGGATGGCAATGTCTGTCTCACTGGCATTTACCGACTTGCGGGAGCCACCCGAGGCATCCGGATAGATCCGAATCTCGCAGGTTTTTTCGTAGTCCTTGCCGTTGTAGCGCCAGTAGCGCTCCTTGATGCGCCGGATCATGTCCGGGGTGTCGAAGCCATCGATCAGCTCGTCGACTGCCCGAGGCTTCCCGTCTGCGCGTTTGACGTGCGTGATCGCCGCCATCTTGCCGACGTTGAAGTCCATGCCGATGAACAGCGGCTCGCCTGGCTCCACCGCATCGAAGCAGCCATTCAGCTTCCGGTCGTACGCGTGGTAGATCGAACCGGCATTCAGGTTGACGAACTGCCCGTTGAGGTAGGCGAGGATCAGCTGCGGCGGGTACGATTCCATCAAGGATGGGATGTAATCGGGGGGCAGGTTCAACTCGTTGTCGAACGTGCTGGCCTGCACTAGGCCGTACATGCCTTGCAGAGAAGGCTTCTCGCGCAGCTGCTTCACAAACTGTTGGTAGACGAACTTGAACCCTTCCGGGGTGGTGGTCACGTCTACGCCGTTCTTGAGCCCTGGCTCGTTGTAGCGCATCCGGGCAATGATCTTGCGCCATGCATGCTCCGCCTTCAGTGCGGGCAAGACGTCAAGCTCATCCACCAGCGCATGGCCAATCTTGAAACCGACAATCGTCTGCGGCTTCTCCATCGAACGGCAGATAGTGGTGCTGCGATACTGGCCGCCGCTGTAGAACTCGACCTCTTTGTCACTTTCCTTGGTCTTGACCTTCAGACCCCAGTCGAAAGCCACCTCTTCAATCGTCGGGAAGAAGATGTCGCGGATCTGCGGATAGGTCGGAGCGAAGTACCCCGAGTTGATCCGAGGCCATTCCCATACGTGTTTGCAGATGCCTGCGCAGCCTACCCACGTTTTCCCGGAACCAAACCCAGCGACAAAGCCGCGAAACTTGTTCTCCATCTGGAGGAATTTTGCCTGCGGGACGTTAAGCGTCGGCATCAGGCTTCCTCGCGTCCACCACGTCTACCTGCACTCGGGTGGGCGGGAGGTTGTCGTGAGGGTTTTCGTTTTTGGTTTGGCGATTCACATAGACATCGCCGACTTCCTTCGCCGCCTGCTCCAGCAACTGGGCAGTCAGCGCTATGTTCTTCATGTTCTCGGCCTTCTCGGCCATGCGTCCCAGAGTGCGAAGTCGATACGCTCGGTTGGCGATCGGGATCTCTGCCGTCTCTTCGCGGAACCTCTTTCGGGTGTCGTTGAACAGCGTCTGCCACTTCACGTGCAGGTTGCGTCCAACGTACTTGGTTGGGTCGTATGCCTCGCACTGCTGGCGGGTAACTTCGAGCCCGAATCTTTCTTTGACGGACGCCACCACTTGCGATGGCGTGTCAAAGCAGGCGAGAGCCTGTACGACAAAGGCTTTCACCTCGTCTCTGAGTGCGGCCATAAGTGGGCATCCGTCAAAGTACTGTCAAAGTCAGGCCGACTTGAGCAGACAGGTTCCGCAGGCCCTCGAAATGTTCAATTTCCCCACCTCAGCAGGACTGTTTGCAGCGTCCACCAGCTCTTGCACTTGAGGGCTCGCCCCATACCGACGCACCACACCGACGAACTCTTCAACGTCGTGTCCGCGCATCTCAAGCTTGGGCAATCCTTCCTGGGTGAACTTGGGTGCGCCGTACTGATCGGTCGCTTGAGCGATGTGGTACAGCTCATGTTCGACCAGTGCGCAGAAGTCGGCATCGGAGCACTGGGCGCAGTAGTCGGCTGCCAGGGTGATGATGTAGGCCGGCACGTCGCCGAACCAATCCAGCATCTGCTGTTCCATTCGGGCTTTCTGCCAGCCACCGGCGCGGAACGCTACCTGTTCGGCCTGACCGACCACCGTGCGCCCCTTCTTCGTGAAGGCGGCAGACGCCCACATGACTCTCACGTCCGCATCGATCAGATGGGCATGGTCTTCGTTGTGGATGCTTCCGGTGTCGGCGAGGATTTCTGCTTGGAGCCACTCCCACACCTCTGGCGCTGGGATCAGGCGAATACCGAAGCTGGCCATCTCAGACAGGTTGAGCAGCGACTCAGGCGGAGTTGGTCGAATCATTTCATATCCATCCGCCTACTCGACTACGATTAGCTGCACTCAACAAGGGAAATCCATAAGTGAGCCATCGCATTGATGAAAAAGCAGTATTGACGGCAGCTTCAGAGTGGGCGGAGCGAACCGGGAGGAACACTGAGACGGTGAGCTCAGCCGCTCAGGATGTAATGGCGAGGCTTAAGTCCAAGCTCACCGCATCCGAATATCAAGGAGCGCTCAAGCAGCTTCATGGTCAATACAAGCGCGATAGTGTCTCTTGACCAGTGGCGCGACACAATTTGCACTCTCGCGAAACGTGTCGCGACCTACTTGCTTTGGCTGCGCTTGATCTGCGCGTCCACCTGATCTGCGCAGGTGTCGAGCAGGTTGATGGCTTGGTTCTTCAGCTCCCACAGTTGGCCGTTGTCGACGAGGTCTTCATCAGCTACCCGCTCGCATGGCACCAGTTCAGGGGGCTCGACTCTTACTGCCGCTGTCTTTGTTACCACCGCCGGCTTTGCCGCGCAGGCCGTCAGGCAGAGGCTGAGCAGCCCAATCACGAACAGGCTTGCTGTTGCGTTTGAGTTCTTCAAAGTTCTTCTCCGCCTTTCTGGCTTTGGCCTGACTGGCCTGTAACCGCTTGTTCAGGTCTTTCTGGTAGTCGGCATTGCGCTGGGCTTCGGCGCGCAGTGTGGTGATCGTGGCCTGGCTTTCGAGGTTGGCGTCGACCGCCTTCTTCTTCTCGCTGGCTTCGAATGCCACCTCCCCGCGAAGGGCGACGACGCGCGATTGCTGAATCCCAATGAGGAGCAGGCCGACCAGGGCGATGATGATTGCTGCAGCAAAGGTCTTCATGCGGCATCCGCCTTGCGACCGAGGAAGCGGGTCACCAGCTCGCGAATGGCTGTCACACCGAGGAAGCCGATCGTTCCACCGGCAGCGATCGATAGGCTTGAAGGCCAGGCCATCCACTCGATAACGCTGGACGCGACCAGACTCAGCGATCCGCAAATGAGCGCCTCGAAAATGATCCGGCGTACGCTGGTTTCTTTTCCGTCGTAGATGACGCGAAGCAAGCAAACGGTGATGGCCATGATGACGCCCGCCATTAGCGGATTGCTCAACGCCAGCCAGAGCTTGGCCCATGTGTCTGGCTTGTCAGGCATGTTTGGCATCCGGGTTGCCTCCCCCTTGGGGAGATTGATAAATCCGGCGTCCGCTGCACTCCCAGCTCGGGGCAATGGGTGTGGGGAGCCGAAAACGAAAAAGCCCCTGCGAATGCAGAGGCCCTGAATAGGTGCGCTCGTCTTTCCGAGCTGTCGGCCAAAGACCTTTTCAGCGTCGACACCCCTTCGCATCGATCTCGCTGCTCCTGTCTCGCGCCACCCTGAAAGCATTGTGAGGTCAGGGTGCGCGGGCTGCCGGCGTTGATCCGTGCGTCGCACTATCCGGCTATCGACGTCCAGGTCTTCCCGAAGGCTGCCCTGGCTGCAGGTGAATTTCAGGCAATAAAAACCCGGCGCGGTGGCCGGGCTTGTAAATTCGTTAATGCTGATTATTTCGACTGCCTGAGCAACTCGTTGATAGCCCCCACGCAGATAGCCACTGGCGCATCAGTCGACGGGAAGGCAAACAGGGTTCCTGTTGGACGCACAGCGCGAATATATGGCAGGTCGGTTATCCGATCCGCGAACGCCTTCTCGATGCAATAGGCGATCACTTCCCCCTCGCACTCAACCCGCCACAAGTAGCTATTACCGCTCAACTGCTCAACATCGTCCTTGATGGACTCGATCGAGACATGGCTCAGAGTATACGTTGTCATATCAAGCTCCTTTTGGTTGGAGCCGAGATGATACATGCAGCGATTACCTGAAACGGAAAAACCCGGCGCAATGGCCGGGTTTCGTGGATCCTTGAGTAAGTTGCCGGAGGCAAAACTCTAACAGTGGCGAAATCATGCCATGAGCCGCACGGGAACGCAATAGGCCCTCAAGCGGCCTCGCGCATTTCGTAAATCACGGCGGCAACCGGGCTCAAAGCGCGGCGATCCAAATCCTCGCAGCACTCGAAAATCAGCTGGATTACACCGCCCCAATCCCGCTCCCAGTTGCACGATTCCAGCCGCACCTCGTACACCTGCCACATCCACGCCCGGAACTTCTCGGCGTTGGCCAGCGGGTCCTCGTTTGACGATTGGCCGCCTTGGTGCATGTACCGGTACCGGCGCATGATCCCCTTCACCACATATTCCAACTTCTCCCGCTTCGCGGCCGTCATGCGCGGCGATCGAGTTTGCACCAGCACGAAAACAACCTCTTCCGCCGCCTCGCGGATATCGTCGCTCTGCTCGGCTGCGTACATGAAATCACCGAAGACGCGGATCTGCGGATGTAGGCGCTCGATTGCTGATTGGATGTGCCCAGCAAGTGCGCCGTGCACAGCATGATTTGCCGTTGGCCCACGCTCAGTGTTCTGCACTACAACGCCGAGCTGGACGACGTCGGAGGTCTGGCCGGGGGCCGGGTTGTATTTGCAGTCATGCCAAGCCTGGCGCGCTGAGTTGATTTTCATGCTGCCTGCCCCTTTTTCAGTTCGCGGGTCTTGGCCCGGTATTCGGCCTTGATGATTTTGATTTCTTCGACGGTGTACTTGCGGGGCTCATGAGGCCCTTCCAACCAAGCAACGGTTTCGGCGCCGATGCGCAGTACCAACCGGATGCGGTACTCCACCGCGTTACCGGACAGGTTACGGTTGCACTTCACGCACTGGCGGTGAATATTCAGCGGCTCGAATCGAAGCTCCGGACAGGCGCCGACGGATCGATAGTGGCCGGCATCCCAGCGGCTGCCCGTCATCAGGTCGTTGTCGTTCGGCATCGAATCGCAGCTGATGCATGGCAGGTGTGCGTCACGCAGGCGGACGTACTCGTTCACAGCTGCCTGGGCTTCTCGCAGGTGATCCGCCCTGCTCTTCAGCCTCTCCTTGCGCACCTGGATCTCGCGGCGGTCGCGCTGGGCGATGGCCTTGCGGGCTTTCTCCACGTGGCGCGGTGCATCGATAGCCGCGCAGGCCGGGCTGCAAACCGCCTGCCCCATCCGCGATGGGACGAATGAGGCCCTGCAAGTAGCGACCCGGCATTTCTTCGGCTTGGGCTGCTTCCGTTCAATCGTCATGCGGACCTCCATATCTGCTCGCGCGTCTTCAAGCCATTTTTCTTGGCCTCGCGCTTCACCTTCCGTAGTTCGGCCTGCACCTGCTCAATGGTCATTTCGCCTGAGTGAATCTTGGCGACCAGGGATGCCCTGAGTTCTGAGCTGTCGGCCACGATGCCCTGCTCCTCTGCGATTTGCAGAGCAACGCGCTTATCCATTCGACGGTCGTACCAGTCACGCCTGCTCATGCCGCCACCTCGCTAAGCAGATCGGAGAACACCACGCCCTGGCCGGTGAAGTAAGCTGCCATGCGGTCGGTGTACTGGATGCCTTGGGCGCGATTGAACAGGCTGGTCACGGGGAATCCGTCCGGGCCGAACAGCTTGTGCTCGCCCATCAGGGCCAGCTTTTCCTCGTACGGCAGGTGGCGCATCACCCGATACCAAGCCGCCTGAAACCCAGAATCCTCGTTGAGCAGGATCTGGACACCGAAGTGCAATTTGCAGTACCGGCGGGCGTCGGCCGCATCACCGATCTGGGTCATTTCGGAGATCCGCTTGTACATCGCAAACCACAGGGCGTTCTGGTCGAGCGTGCGGTCCTTGCCCGGGCGCAGCGACACCACGACGAACTTTTTATCGCGGAACATGGCGCTAAGACGGGTGATGGCCTCGGAGAGCTTGGCCTGGCAGTTGACGCTGATCTTGTCAGTCATGGCAGCCGCGCCTCGACGATGGAGCGCATCGGACTACCTTGAAGACCTTTGCGAGCCAAGTAGTCCAGCGCTTGCTCTGGAAGATCGTTGCCAGGTGCGGCATTGCGGAGCCGACGGACGAAACGTTTTATCAGCGCCGCCAAGTCGTCCACTACCACAGCCAGCTCCCGCACTTCGCCAGTACGCTGAGCAAGGCTGCATGTCAGACCATAAATCTCCTGGCTGTCACTGACGCTCTCGTTCTTCCACTTCGAGGCTTCGGCGCGCAGCGCTTCGTTCTCAGCCAGCAGCTCCAGCGCCACCTCCTCCACGGTCTTCTCCCCGAGGAACTCCTGCAGCGCCTCGGTGTTGCGCTTCCAGTCTGCGCAGTCGGCACGGTAGGACGCGGCTTCGGCCCACAGCAGCTTCTGGAGTTTTTGTTTGTCGATGGTCATGTCCGTTGCTCCGTGGCCTTCTTGCCGAACTTGGCCAGCAGTTGCGCCCGTGCAGCGGCGCCGGTGGTTGGGACGCCCTGAGTGGCCAGCAGTCTAGCCTGGCGCTGGCTGGCGAACTCCTCGGCCAATTCCAGTTCGCTCTTTTGGCCGTCGTGACCAATGCCCGTGGCGATCTTGCCGTCCAGCGGTTGGTTTGCCTGAGCGCGGCGGAGGATCACCTCGTAGTTGCGGTCGAAGCGTGCGCGCAGGCCTTTGTCTTCCTGCTTTGCTGCACGCAGGTCGAATAGACCGGTCGCTTCCGACGCGAGCTTCACCGCTTCATGGCTGTAGGTGCCCATCAGCGCTTCGAGCCAGGCATCGGCCGGCGCAGGCATGCCGAAGTCTTCAGGGCTCGGCACGCACATGGCGATGAACTCACCCACGCTCGGCGCGAAAGGCTTCTTGAGCTTGCGGCACTTCTGGATACCGAACTCGATCTGCTCCAGCGTGCGGATGCCTTCGTCGGCAAACTCTTTGAGCCACTCGGCCTTCGCGGCGTCCAAGGCTTCGGTGGACGGCCACGCTTGGCGCCATGCCGGGAAGATTCCGCGCAGGCGTTGGAACAGATCGTTCACAACGTCGACCGTCTGAGTCGTCACGTGGAGTGGCTGGGTCTGCGTAACCGGCGGCAGGTTGCCCATGGTCGCCATCAGTTGGCTGGCTGGCTTCATGGGCTCACCAAAAGCCCTTCGGCCCAGGCATTGCTTTCGAAGTCAGGCTCGACAGGCTGTCGACGCGGCGGGAACTGGCGGACATTGCTGGCCGTTGCGTTGTCTCGCTTCACCCACTTGACCAGCAGGCTCACCCAAGAGGCCTGCGTCTCGACGCGGCCAGAGGCCGAGTAGTGGCAGACGAATGCAGCGGTCGCTTCGCTGGTGAACTCAGCAACTGGAATCGCCATGCGCAGCGCATAGGACTTCAGCAGCTTCTGGTCGGGCACCCAGTCGAGGGTCATTTCAGTCGGCAACTTTGGGTCGACCGAATTTTCCTCGCCCGCGTGTAGTGAGTTGTGTTGATCTTCTCCTATTCCCTTCCCTTCCCTTCCGGGGTCTACCGGTCGACGATCAGTCGACGACTCCTCGGCGAATTGTTGGCGAATGCTCTCCGACTGGTCGTCGAATTCAGAAGGTGGGCCGGGATATTTGAAGTTCTTTTTCTCGATCTTCTGGTGCTTCCAGCCACGGACATGGAAGTAGTTTTTCCCGGTCACCCAGTAGCTCTGGATCAGCTCGGCGCCTTCCAGCTCGACCAGCAGATTGCTCACCTCTTCGGTGGTGATGTCGTCACCTGGAAACACCAAGGCCTTGATGGTTCGCGGTGCCAGCGGATGGTTGCCGCCGTCATCGCAGAAATTCCACAGACCAATGAACAGCAGCCGAGCCATCGGACGGCAGGACATGACCTGCTCGCTCGACCAGAACTCGGGCTTGACGGTACGGATGCGAGCCATCACGCGGCCCCCTTGAGTGCTTTGTCATGAGTGAACAGTCCGTCCCAGGTCTTCTTCATTGGTAGCTCGCCGGCCAGGTACAGGTCGTACAGGCGCACGGCGCCCTTCTTGAGCAGGACGGGCGTGAAGGAAACGAACGGCTCTTTGCCGTGGGGAGTGACTTCGTGCTGATGCTCGGTCATGTACTTGTCGCGGGCGTAGGACGCCACACGGAAGCGCAGGCCGGATTTGCTCTCGTTGTAGAGCCAGTTCCGACCTTCGAGGAACTTGCCCACTTGCATGACGTTGACCCCATTGAGGCCCTTGCAGAATTGGGTGTGCGTCATCCCTTCCTTGAACAGGTTCTCCATGGAGTGGATCTTCTCGGCCTGTTGCTCAACCTGGGCGGTCAGCAGTAAGCGGGCCTTTTCAGACTCCATGGCGATCTGCAGGATTTCGATAGTTGAAAGCTGTTGCGGCTGGGCGACCTGGGCCTCGAGTTCATGCCAGCGGCGAATTACCGTCATCCGCATGGCGGCGCTGTAGCCAGTCAGCAGGCAGTCGGTATGCTCGCGATCAAGCAGGTATTCGGTCTGCTCGCGGTTAAGTGGATCTAAATAGATGCATCCAAAGTTGGATGCATCCTCGCCAAGCTCTTTGAGCATCGAAAGCACGTCGCGCTTCACATGGAAGTGAGCCTTACCGGTCAGTTCGGCAATCTCCCGAGAGGACATAGTTTTGCGCGACACGTTTTCACCGTTGCCAAATTGTGTCGCGACACTGGCCGGGGTATTGATCGTTTGGATTGATTGGTGCATGATTTGCTCCACAAGCGTTTTAAGAGAGCCGGGTCACTACCCCGGCTTTTTTTCGTCTCGAATTTGGCAGAGGCCCTCTGGATTACCCCGAAGAGTCCCTGCCAGAGGCCCTCATTGGGGTCACCAGTTGAAGGACTGGCGCCTTCTTCCTTCCCACCTCGGAAAGAGCCCCACTCGCGATGGCGGTTTCCGTCATTTCGTTGATCGCACGGCTGAAGCTCCAGCCGTTTACGCGCATCAGTTCCTCCACTCGCTGTCGAGTACGCGGAGGCAGCCTTTCAAGCTCTACGGTCATTTGGCCCTCCAAAGGGGCTTCAGCCCGCGATATCTTCTTGTTTGTCCTGCATGAGTTCCTCGATCACGCCATTGGCCACTGCCCACTCGATGATTTCGTAGAGGTAGGTGGCGTGCTGCATACGGGTTTTGGTCGCGGCTTTACGCAGAATCCGATCAAGCACTGGTTCGAATCGAACCTTCACCGGGATGGCGCGCTTTTGATTGGGGTCCATGTACATGCTTCGATGCTCCTGGCTGTTGAAATTGGTTATGCAGCGGATTTCTTCGGGTGGGCTTCGATGAGCAACCACGCCGGATCGAACGGCTTGCCTTTTGCGGCAGCCAGATCGGCAATTTTTTTGGCGTAGTCGGTTTCGCCGGTGTACTCGGTGCGCGGCAAGGCGTCGGCCTCGAGCCACTTGTAGATAGCGCGCGGAGTCTTGCCGCAAGCCAGAGCTACAGACGGAACACCACCGGCGTCATCGATCGATTTCTTGAGCGGCCGCATATGGCCTCCGAGTTAAATATGAACTTGCGGTACATATTATGTCGGAACTGAAAGTACATGCAAGCGCATGCAACCATGTACCCATGGTTCAAATAGAAGATTTACGCGCTGCGTTCGTCGCCCGCCTCAAAAAGGCGCTGGCAGAAAAAGACATCCCCGAATGGGGTGCTGGCGCTCGCCTTGCGAAAATGGCCGGTGTCACCCCAAAAGCCACCAGCAAGTGGATGAATGGTGAGTCGATGCCTGGCGGCGCCAAAATGCTCGCGGTCGCGAACGCTCTAGGCGTACGCGTCGAGTGGCTGGAGTACGGTCGCGGCGACATGATCGAAGCACCTTCACCGCTGCCGGTTGATACTCGGATTCCGCCTCGCGGCTTCGAACTGGGCGAGGACCCTAATTACACCGGCGTCCTCCAGCTCACTGCTCAAGGGTCAACTGGCGGCGGAGAAGACAATCCTCACGTCGAGATTCGCGGCGTCATGGCCTTTAAGTCGTCCTGGCTGCGCGCAAACAACCTCAATCAGCGACACCTGGACGTCATCTATGCGAGCGGCCACAGCATGGAGCCGACCATCAACGACGGCGACGTGCTGCTGGTGGATGAGTCAAAGATCGAACCGAAAGACGGCCAGATCTTCGCCATGCAGAGTGCCACCAAAGGCACGATCGTTAAGCGCCTGGTGAAGTCTGACATTGATGGCTGGATCATCCGTAGCGACAACTCGGACAAGGCGCGCTACGGCGACGAGGTTTTGCGGGATGGCGAAATAAATGAGGTGCGGATCATCGGGCGCGTCGTTTGGCGCGGCGGCGTGCTTTGAAACGCCAAGCACAAAGGCTGCTACGGCTTCAAGCACTTCTTGACATAATTACTATCGGTTCTTACTATTGATCCAAGGGTGCATGTAAATCCTGTGATCACCGCGAAGCATGATTTGTATCGTAAGCGCTCTGTAAGAGCGTCGGCCGCAGGGAATGCACCTCCCCTCTTCTAAAAACCGCTTTCAATGACGAAATTATTCATTTTCCTGGACGAAAGCGGAGATCTTGGTTGGAAATTTGATTCCCCCTACAGGGATGGTGGTTCCAGCCGATACCTCACAATTTCTGCGTTATTGGTCTCCGAGCAATCGGTTAGGCTGCCTGCTCGTGTTATGCGAAAACTCTACGACAAGTTTAAGTGGCCCACTGACAAAGAAAAAAAGTGGGCCCGCATGACACCGGCTGAGCGATTGGAGTTTGCTCGACTCGCTGCCAAATTATGCGCAGGCAATGCAGGATCCATCCAATACGTATCTGTCACAGCAAAAAAAGAAAATGTGATGCCTCACATTCGGCGGGATCCTAACAAGCTCTACAACTACATGATTGGCATGCTTCTACTCGACCACATGGCTCGTGCGGATGAAGTGATTTTTTCGCCTGACGACCGAAGCATCAAGGTTCAGAGCGGAAACAGCCTTCACGACTATTTGCAAACCAAGCTGTGGATGGAGCGAGGGGTTGCTACAGAGTTAAAAACGATCCCGTGCGACAGCTCCAAGAATCTGTGCGTGCAATTCGCAGATATGATCTCAGGCATAGCTCAAGGTCATTATGAAGACAGGAATTCAGAGCCCCTGCGCGCTCTGGCTCGCCACTTCCGTCCATTCCTAATTTACAACAGATAGATTCCCAGCTAGCACCTGGCTTTCTGCTGCCAGCATAGCTCTAGCTCTCACCCGCCTTTGAGCGGGTTTTTCATGCCTGCGAAAAAAATATGTACTTTTGGTACTTGACCCGATGTGAACCAATGGTACATATTTAACCCATCGCAGCGACACACAGCCACTGCGAAGGGCCTCAACAGACCCGCCGCTCTTTAACAACCCAAACCATTCGCGGATCGATCCCCGGAAACGGGCAGCCCTTGAGGCATCGCTGGAAACGGCGAACAACGCGAACCATAAATTTCGATCCCCATGTCAGCTCTGGAACTGAACCACGCCCGGCTCTGGTTACCGGACCAGGTCGACCTGCTGATGCATCTGGATTCAGCAGTCACCGATCTGCGCTGTGAGTACTCCCTGCCGGAGCCAAGATGAGGCGCTTTACCGGCACAGTGCGAAGCAGTGACTTAAATGCGCCTACCGGGATGGCGAGTAATCCCGTACCGACAGCCAGATGATCAAGGCAGTGACGGCCGCCAGCAGCGGGTCACAGCAGGAAAGTTTCACTGATGCACCTGGTGACGGGTGCATTGGGAAAACAACCGGAGACATTCGATGTTCACCAGCAACCCGCAGCGCCCAGAAAAACAGACGCGAGTCGAAACCAGAAGCCGCCGCAAAGGTATCAAGGCCAAGAAACTGAAAGCGCTGTGCCTTTCTGCCTTCCTCAAATAGGACAACCAGCGCCACGACAGCCCTGTCGTTAACTGCCCGATCCTCTCTATGAGAGCGCATCGGGGTGTGATTTGGAGTTTGCCTCGGCGGATCAGGGGCGCCCTGCGTGCGGGGTGGTGTCGACTAGGTAGCGCTGCCGAAATCGACGTAATTCTTTTGGGTTCGAATCCCTACCAAATCACACCCCGATGCGGACGAAACTGCGGCCTATAACCGCCCACCTGCATCACCGCAACACGCAGATGAATGCCCGGGCTGAAGGGCTCACGTACGGGAAAACACCCCTGATGTAGTTCAGGGATCGGATGCGAAAGCATAGTCCGCCGGAGACGGCAGAACGGTCAGACCCGCTTGATGCTGGCGAATCGACGCGCTCGAAATCGTTAAACGTAGGCAGGTTTGAGTCCTGTCATGCCGGGATCAGCTCCGGCCATCTGCATCGACGCGGGGTAGCTTGCGCGTAATCAAGCCAGCACCAAGCACCACGGCGGTAAAGCCCGCGCCGGAGACGTAACCGGCACCAACCAAACCGGAGAACACCATGCTCCTACTGTTCCTGATCGGCGCAGCGCTCAGCCATGCGCGGCCAGAACCGCCTCCTGAAAGCGGCCTGCCAACCGGTCCATTGCGCTTCCACTGTGAGCGCTGGCGATGTACCGAGGGTCAGTGCTCGTTCTGGCGCGCGCTGCCCCGAACCAAATACTCGACCTGAAGCTGCATCTGATCGAAAAGGCCCTTCCGTCCAGTTGGGCCTTTTCACTTCTCGCTCCCGCAGACAAACCGCTCTATTCCGGGCGCTGGCGACACGAAAACAGTTACTTCGCTCCCACAGCCGACACCACCCGAATGCACTCACCTCCGCGCCCAACGGCAACCAGCGGAGCGGATGAGTGCATCCGAGTTTTGTTGGATCAATCAACGAATGGAGAAGGCGATGAGCAAATACACGGAGGCGATCACAGAAGCTGTTAAGGCTCTGGAGCTGGCCGAGAAATCCCACCAGATTGCAACCGAGCGACTCGCCACTGTTCGAGGCCATGCCGGTCAGACTGGCTACTCGGTCACCGTAAACGGCGTGACCGTCGCAGTCTCGACCTGCGACAGCCGCAATAACTACCAAGGCACCTTGATCCGTGGTCGGGAAATGATTCACCTCGGGGCGCTAAAGGCTCTCGGCGCCGAACTCCAAGCGGCGGCAGACCGCGCTCGGAGTTGCCGCGCGCATCTGGCATCAATCGTTATCGCATAACCCAAACACTGGAGGTCGTCATGCACAACTGCACCGACACACAAGCAGTTTGCCGAGGTTGCGGGCTGAAGCTGCGCGGCTCGCCATCGTGGAAAGGCGGCCTCGCCTATCACCCCGAGCCGAAAGGTGAAGTCCGCCACTGTCATTACGGCGGCTGGGTCTGCTCGCGCCGCTGCGATATCCGCGCCTGCGTCGAGCTGGAAGGAGCCATGCCCGGCTGCGGTGGCGTGAACAGTTACGAGCGGCTTTCCATTTACGCAAAAGAGAGCATTAAGCGCCATTGGCCGGAGGCAGCATGAACGCAGCACTGAAGATTTGTCAGGCCATGCACGACGCGCAGTTGCCTCCGATGGTGAGCGAGAGCGCGCAGGAAGTGGTTCGGGCTGAGTGGCTGTACAACGCCGCTGAGCAGTTGGTGCGGTTCGGCTGCGATGTCTCGTTCCAGCGCCGCATGCGGCCGGCTCAGGGCGTCACGCTGGCCCAGTTCGCTCTGGCAGTTGATGAGCATGCAAACGGGCGGCTTGCAGACTGCGAGGTCACCACGACTTCGCTGGGCTACCTGCTGATCACCGCCGAACGAGGTCACGCGGACAAGGCCGCCTCCGCCGAACTGCTCGGCCCCAGCGACCACCCACTGGGCAAGCTCGGAGAAATCGCAGAGGGCCTACTTCGACCCCTTGTCGATGACGCGCTGATCGCCCAGGCCGAGGACAACGACCTATGAGCAACCAGGTAGCACTGGCCCGGCTGGGCCTTGAGATCGCGAAGATGCGCAAGTCCTGCACCCCGGTGCCGGATCGCACCTTCGTCATGGGCATGATCGAAATGGCGGAGTTCGCCGAGATCATCGACACCCGCACCGCCAATCGTTATCGGGATGCGCTGGACGCCAAGTTCGTCGAGCGCAACACGCATCTGAAAGGAGTTTCGGCATGACAACCCCTCTGGTGAAAACGCTGGCCGAAGAGCAGCTTGACGATATCGAGCGCCGCATCGCGATTCTCGGCTTCGGTCTGCCCTTCAACGAAGTGATCGGCCGTAAGCGCGAGGATCTGGTCGACAGCCTCCCGCAGCGCCTGTCGGTGACCATGAAAGGCGGCCGCATCGCTGTGAGGGCTCGGCCATGAACCTCGTCTACTGGATTCTCGTCGTGCTTCTCGTAGCCGGTGCAGGCGCCTACGGCATCGTGAAAGACGGCTCGGGCGCTTGCCAGGTGCCGCGCTCCACCACCTACCAAGTGTTTCGATGACCAGCCGGCAGATGGCCCGCCGAACGCTGATCTGGCGCGGATCGTTCTCCGCCATCGGCGTTTTCACCCTTCTGATGCTGCTCAGCGCCCTCGCCGATCGCATCACTCAATAAACCAAGCATTCAATCGCTGCGCTGGGCGCGGCAAGGATTCCCCATGTCCGCAGTAATGAAACAGGCTGATCATCTGCCAGCCATTTCCGAGGACGCACTCGTCGAAGTCCTGAGCGGAAGCCTGTATCCAGGCGCGGCGCACAACTCGGTAGTGATGGTGCTGGCCTACTGCAAGGCGGCTCAGCTCGACCCAATGCTCAAACCGGTGCACATCGTCCCGATCTATCAAAAAGGTCGTGGGATGGTCGACACCGTGATGCCTGGCATTGGTCTGTACCGCATTCAGGCGGCGCGCACCGGGCAATACGCCGGAATCAGCGACCCTGAATACGGGCCACCGATCACCGCCAAGTTGGGCGGCGTCGATGTCACCTATCCGGAGTGGTGCCGGGTGACGGTGAAACGCCAGATGTCGAACGGACTTGTCGCCGAGTTCACTGCCAGCGAGCGCTGGCTTGAGAACTATGCCACTGCCAGCAAGGACACTGTCGCCCCGAACTCGATGTGGAAGCGCCGAGCTTTCGCCCAGCTCGCCAAGTGCGCCGAGGCGCAGGCGCTACGCAAGGCGTTCCCCGAGGTCGGATCGGCGCCGACGGCAGACGAGATGGAAGGCAAGACGTTCGACGAGGCTCCGCGCGATGTGACGCCGCAGCCGTCGGCAGTCAAGGAACCTGCTCCAAATCCTGATTACTCGGACGAAAAGTTCGAGTCAATGCTCCCTACATGGCAAGGCGGCATTGATCAAGGAAAGACCAATCCCGACACGCTGATCGCGTTTCTTCAGTCTCGCTACACGCTGAGCGACTCGCAGATCGATCGCATCAAACGAATGGAACCAATCGACGGAGACGCAGCATGAAAATTCACAACGTAGCTCAAGGCTCCGCCGAGTGGCACGCATTGCGTGCTCAGCACTTCACTGCCTCCGAGGCGCCCGCGATGATGGGCGCTTCGAAGTACCAGACCCGCACCGACCTGCTCACCATGAAGAAAACCGGCATCACGCCGGAGGTCACTCAGGCGCAGCAGTACATCTTCGACAAAGGCCACGCAACTGAAGCGCTTGCCCGGCCACTGGTTGAAGTCATGATCGGCGAGGAGCTGTATCCAGTCGTGGGCACAGACGGCAATCTACTCGCTTCCATGGACGGCGCGACGATGCTGGGCGAGACCCTTTTCGAGCACAAGCTTTGGAACGAATCGTTGGTCGCCCAGGTGAAGGCCGGCGAACTGGAACCGCACTACTACTGGCAGCTTGAGCAGCAATTGCTGGTGAGCGGCGCCGAGCGCGTGATTTTCGTTTGCTCCGACGGCACCGTCGAAAACTTCGTGCACATGGAGTACCGACCTGTCGCCGGCCGCGCCGCGCAGTTGGTCGAAGGCTGGAAACAGTTCGAGGCCGACCTGGCCAATTTCGAAATGGCCGAGGCGCCGTCGATTGTCGTCGGCAAGGCCCCGGACGAGCTACCAGCGCTACGCATCGAACTGACCGGCATGGTCACCGCGAGCAACCTCAAGGTTTTCGAAGAGTCGGCTCTCGCTGTCATCGACTCTGTGAAAACCACCCTGCAGACCGACCAAGACTTTGCCGACGCCAAGAAGGCGGTCAAGTGGTGCGGCGATGTCGAAGAAGCGGTTGCGGTGGCGAAGAAACAAGCGCTCTCCCAAACCCAAAGCATTGACGAGCTTTTCTCGTCTCTTGATCGAATCAGCGCACATGCTCGCGAGACGCGCTTGAAGGTCGACAAGCTTGTGAAGGCTCAAGAACTGCTGGTGAAAACCAACATCAAGCAGAAGGCTGAGCAGGCGCTGGCGGATCACGTCGCGGCCATCAATAAAACACTGGGCCGGGTAACACTGCCAGCGGTTGCTTCCGATTTCGCCGGCGCGATGAAGAACAAACGCACCATTGCCAGTCTGCAGGACGCCGTCGATACCGAGCTGGCTCGAGCAAAAATCGCCGCGAGCCAGTCAGCAGATGCAATTCGCTTGAATTTGACCAGCTTGGCCGAGCTCGCGCCCGACCATGCATTCTTGTTCAACGATATTCAGCAGCTCGTCCTCAAGGCCAACGATGACCTGGTCGCGCTGATCAAGGTCCGAATCTCTGAGCACCAGAAGGCTGAGGAGCAAAAAGCCGAGGCGCAGCGCGAGCAGATACGTCAGGAGGAGCTAAAGCGAATCGATGACGAGGCGAAAGCCAAGGCGCCGGTCGAACCTGCATCAGTCACCAGCACGGCACCGGTGAAAGCAGCCTCGCCTGTTCAGTCTGCCTCGAAGCCAACGACCACAACTGCGGCGCCGACGAACCTGCAGGCCGAAGTGTTTGATCTGGAAGAGCTGATCAAAGCGGTTGCTTACGGCCAAGCGCCAATCTCGGTGCTGACCGTGAACTGGGAAAACCTCGACGCGCTGGTCGCCGATCAGGGCAACAAATTCAGCATGGCCGGCGTGAGGCTGGTAAAGGTGGCAGCATGATCAGCAACCACCTCAACCTCGTCGAGCAGCACCGACCCGACGCCGAGTCGATCGCTGAACGAATCGCGCAGTATCTGGCCGCCGGCGGACGGATCAATCAGTTGAAAAGCCCGCCGCGCAATCCGCTCCCACCGCCCCGCTCGAAGAAAATAGACCCTGAAACGGTCCTCAAGCGGCGGCCGAAGCCAATATCGGCCGCTGACCGCAAGGCTCTGCGCAAAATGGCGGACTCGCTATGAAGTCGAAACGCAAACCCAACAACGGTTTCGCCCGGGCCGAACGCAGTTGCCGAGCGTTACTGCGCACCAACCACGTCGCGGTCGTGAACATCGACCCCAGCGGTAGCCAGATCATGGCGAACTGGAAGAGCTGCAAGCAGATCCGCAGTCTGGCGATCGCCAACGCGATATTCGACTTCTCCTACCGCTGGACGATTTACATCGCCGCCATGTGTCGAGACGAGCGCGGCGCCGAGTACATCAAGTCGGTGGAGATCTCGCCCGAGGGCATCTACAAGGTCGAGCGCCTCACCGACGCGATCGAGCATTACTACCTGGAGCTGCGCAACAGCGCGAACCCGAACCATCTGGTGGCTTCAGGCTGGATCGCCATCCCGGACGAAATATCGATGGACGAAGCCCAAGCCGCGAAGCTGTTCTACGCCGCCGGAGCCTGGCATCAGGTGAAGGTTGCAGCGTGAGACGTTTTCGCACCCAACAACGCAAACGACAGACCTGGCTGGACTTGCCGGCCAGCGGAATTGAAGAGGTAGGCCATGGCCAAGAGCAATGCAGATCGCTCAGCGAAAGCCGCGGCGAAGAGGAAGGAGCGCGGCGAAGAGGAAATCAGGCTGCATTGCCTGCCGGGCACTCGCCAAGCACTTGCTGAGCTGATGGCCTGGAGCGGCATCGAAGAAGCAGGCGAGGCGATCACGCTGATGATTCACCACCTGCACGGACTTGGCCCGGTCGGCGCTCTTCCACTGCTTGAGCCTCCGCGACACGAATATGTGATACCCGAAAACGTGTCGCGGAAGCTAAGGCTCGCCTATGAGCGGGAATCACTCAGAATTGAACGTGAGTAGTGCTCGTCACTTTAGATATTGCTCAAAGACCTTTGTAATTACGAAACAGAGAATCCCCGTAAAGATAAAAATGTTCCTTGCCCTGTAGTATCGATATGTCCTGACTTGGCATTTGCCTAAAGCTATTTGACTGCCCAGATATTGAGCCTGCATTTGCTTTTCAAGCGCATCGAGCATTGCATGATTCTTCGCATGCGCCTGAATAGACCACTCCGCTCTTTTAAAGGCAGAAATCCCCGCGAAGCCAAAGAGCGCGAGCGAATATAGATACATGGTCTCTACGTTGAGCCCAATCCTACCGAAAGGAATGGTTTGCACGAGAAAGCCAATGGTTGCGAATATGAGCGCAAAGACTAAGTGATCGAATTTGTCACTGCTGTCTCTGTGCGCGGCCAATGCGATCAAGCTTCTTTCATTTCCAGTCAAATTCAGCTCCTTCCGGCTCCATGCCGGGCCGAACACAAATACCGCACTTATCAGGGTTGCGCTACTTAGAACGGCAGGATGGGCGGAAATGGTCGAGCACTCGGCTTGCGTCACTGATCAACCAGCCGCTGCGATCTCATCGCCGGAGCAGGCCACCCAACCAACTCACCCTTCACAGGAGGCTGCTGGGCGCGGCTCTGAAATACAGCGGTGTGGCTATCGACAATCGGGACCAGGTCGCGATCGTGCGTAGGTTGGAAGCGCTCACGCATCGCGGCGACATCGAATTTTTTGCCGACGTGCTCACCCAAAAAGCGCCGGCTGATTTTGTAACGTCCGCAGTTGAAGCACACAAGGTCGTCCCAATCGCCGTAGATGCCCTTGCGGTACGCTTCCCCCCAGCAGATCCAACACATACATCTCATAACTCGTCTCCTGATGCCCAGATAGATTCGGGCAAAACGGCGAGGGTTCACTGAGAAGTGTTGAACGAGCGTGTCACCTGTCGGCTGGATTACGCGCTGCTCGGCGCTTCAACGATTCGGTGCGCCGACTCCATGTAGCTGGCCAGGTCGATCACCTCTCGAAGGAACACGACCACCTCCAGCTTCACTGCGTCATCCGGCAGTCCTATCCGTTTCAGCATTGCTTTAGCGTCCTCTTCGATAGCCGCCAGCGCATCTACATCTGTCTGCAACCTCATGTCGGCCTCCTGCCAGTGTGAGATTGCAGATAAATACCCCACTTCTACGAATCACGCCAGCCGGCGAGGCAATCGGCTGTCTGGAGCAATTATGAATCCCTACCTGATCACCGGCCCCGCCCAGATCGGCATCAGCGGTGGTCGCACAAGCGGGCACATGGTCTACAAAATCCTCGAAGCACACGGCGGCAGCCTACCGCCGGACGTTCACCTGTTCTTCCAGAACACCGGTAAAGAGCGCGAGGAAACGCTGGTCTTCATCGACCAGATCGCGAAGCGCTGGAACGTGAACATCGTCTGGATGGAGTGGTGCCGCGTCTACGGCCAGCCGGACGACGCTCCCTGGTACAGGTTGGTGGACTTTGAAACAGCCAGCCGCAACGGCGAGCCCTTCACCATGATGCTCGAGTATTACGCCGCATACCGCAAGGCAGAGAAAAACCTGCCGCCGGTGCTGCCGAACTTCTCGAACAACATGTGCACCGCGTACTTGAAGGTGAAGATCGGCGAGAAGCACATGCGCGCCCTGGGCTACACCGAGTGGGATTGCGTCGTCGGTATTCGCTACGACGAGCCGAAGCGGTACCACCGGATGATGGCCGCAAATGAACGCGGCGGTACGCGATGGGACAACGTCTGCCCCTCCTACACCGCCGGAGTCACGAAGGAAGATGTAGCCGAGTTTTGGTCGGCCCAACCCTTCGACCTCGGAATGAACTCGGACTTTGGCAATTGCGACCTATGCTGGAAGAAGAACGAAGGCAAGCTGATCAAGACCATCATGGATGACCCGTCGCGGGTTATCTGGTGGTCAGGCACTGAAGAGCGGTTCGGCCAGGTGTTCCGGCAGGATCGTGCCGATTACAAGACGATGGGCTGGTCTGCCGAGCAACGCTCCCGGCAGACCGACTTTGATTTCGAGTATTTAGCTGAAGACGTCGACTGCTTCTGTGGAGATTAACTACGCGTCGGCGATTCGAAAGGCTTTTGGCATAAGCGTCGTAATTCCGAGCATGTCCGTAACAAACATGATTTCCATCGCCATCAGTATCAAAGGCATGAGGTATGGGTAGAAGGAATACCAATAGGTTGCTGTTAAAAATCGAAGTCGCGGAATACCGGTTAAAAAATAGTCATTGCGCATATCAAGCCATGTGCGTCGGTAATCGACACGAGCGTGATTCTCCACATCTGTCGTAATGCGCGAATACTCCTTTTCGAGTCGCTCCAGCTCGGCGGGATCGTTTCCTTCAGGCGTTCCTTTCAAGCGATTCATCTCTCGAATCAATTCCTTGAGGCGGTTTCCGCATTCCGTTAAGAGCTCTGATCGGAGCTCGTACTTTGCAGTACCGATCACAACAGAGAACACCAATACAGCTACAGCCAAGAAAATTTGCATCATATTCAGTACAGATGGTGCTACTGAAAGCGTGACCTGAGAGTTCTGAATGAGCGGGATTAAGATCAGGCCGAGTGATAAGACAGTAGTGGTAAAAAACGAAAACCGAGCATAGTTCTTGAGCCTGTCAGCTGCCGCGAAACGGCATTTGACGGTGGTACGCATGCTCATGTGTAACTTCTCGAACGCGGTTGACGCAGTTTTTTCTCTCGGTCCCAACGACCAAAGCCAGCTCCAGCCAGCTTTCATTATTTTCCAATCCGACACGGCAGCAAGCTCCTAACCATGGGTGCGAGCTGAGCATACGAAATCCACTAACTGAAAGCGACATGCCAGCATGCGAGGACGCCCCATGCCCACAGAAAACAAACCGGCCGAGCCGCTGAAGATTGAGCGCTCGACTGTGACCAAGCTGGTGATAACCGGCGCGCCGCGTCTCGACGCTATTACCGTGTTCCTCGAGGACTTCGGCCGCCGCGACTGCCCTACTGAATCCGACCCGAGCTATCAGACTGCCCAGGGCAAGATAACGGTCAATTGCTGGGACAAGAGCTGGAGCGCCTACTGGGGCGGCATGGGCCCGCGCACGGTGGCCGAGTTCGTGGCCGACTGTGATTGGCACTACGTCCTGAACTGCCTCGATCGCGGTATCAGCAGTACGCGGTTCAGCGGGAATGCCCTTCACACCTTTGCGAAAAAGTGCATCGTCCAGCGCCGCCGGCAACAGACCGGCCGACACGACTGGGAACTGGATGAACTCAGCAAGGATGAGGCGCGTGAGCTCTGGCACGACATCGACGTTCTGCGAAGCGTCGAGTCGCCAAACGAATGCTGGCATCACGACAGGCTGCTGAATGAACTGTTTGGTGAGGAGTGGCACTACCCGATTGGCGACAAGGCGGTCGAGGAGAATCACGAATTCAACTATCTGCGCCGGGTAGTGGAAGCGGTACAGGCTGCGCTGCGTCAACAACCGCTGGAGCAGCTAGCAGCTTGAGTCAAGGCAGCTGACTGTCGACCCATCGCTCAGCAGTGGCAAGAGCCTCCGCCAGCGCGCTTTGATAGTCCTCCCACGGGCCAGAGAGATCGGCAACAGTGTTGGCAAAACCCGGTACTTCACTAGCCTCAATGACATGAGCGCCCACAGGGGCTTCGTCGTTGGGCTTGTCCCAGTCGAATTTGATGATCACTTCATGCCCTCGATATTCGTGGGCGATCGGCCTATCCAGGCTGTGTGACATGTCCTCTTCCTATAGGAATCCGCTGGCAGAACAGTAAGTTTCAACCATATAGGCCGCTTCGCCTATTGAGGCAAAAGGCCACTCCCTCCCCCTTCAAAGTCAGCCGCTATAGCGGCAAGGACGAAGTCATGTCTGAAGAAAATGTTTTGATCCAGCCGCTTCCAGTTGAACGTGACTCCACAGGCTGCTGGACGCACCCAGCTTGGCCGTCCACTGACGATGAGCTGATTCCATATTCTTGGTTCGCTGACCGAGGTCTGGAAGTTCGTGAGCGCAATTTCGAGGGGGATGCCCCTGACGAACTGCAGGCGGCTTGGTTCGCAAGTGGCATCGCGGATTGCTCGGCATGGTCGCCGACCCAGCCTGCTGGCGATGGCTGGTTCATCTTCTCAATTCACGACACCGAGGACGGCCCGATCTGCGTGTGGGTAAGGCCGGTGACGCCATGATCGCCCTCGCCTGGTTCGCCTACGTGTACTGCTACAAGGGGCCGCAGTGATGAGCGGAATGATTGGCGCCCGCGAAGCGCAGCCCAAACACAAGAGCGTCGAGTGGTACACGCCGGCGTGGATCTTCGAGCGACTCGGCCTGCAGTTCGACCTCGATCCGTCCAGCCCGCACGACTATGTGACGGCTGTACCTGCAAAAACGAAATACACGATCTTCGATGACGGTCTCTCGAAAGAATGGGCCGGCCGCGTCTGGATGAATCCCCCATACGGCCCCGACACCGGATTCTGGATGCGCCGACTGATCGCTCATGGCGACGGTATTGCTCTGGTGTTCAGCCGAACGGACGCCGAATGGTTTCAGGAAGCAATGGCGACCGCTTCGGCAACCCTCCTGATCAGAGGACGGATCGCATTCGTGCCGGGACACGAAAACAGCCACAAAAAAGGCCGGTCTGGCGCTGGCAGCGCCATGTTTGCTTTCGGCGATGAATGCGCGATCGCGCTTCAGAGCTTGGCTGATCTCGGCGTTCTGGTACCGCGCATCGCCGCCTGAGCCGTTTCCGATTTAACCCCTCCCCCAACTCAACAGCCTGCCGGTGTACGGCGGGCGAGGTATTCGCATGTCAGCAGTTCAACGATTCCACGAAGCAGCCAACGACGCATTGGTCAAACTCAGCGAGCATTGCCTGCCAGGCGCCAAGCTGGCCTTGGTGATTTACACCCTGGGCGAACCAGAGCGCGACATCGTCATCGAGGACCAAGGTCTGGATCGGGACGAGTTGGTCAGCACGCTGCGCCGGCGAGGGCTGAGCATCGACGGCGACAACGCCTACAAGCGTGACCTGCTGGATGCAGTGGTCGGAGCGCTGGCCCTCGGCGCGCAGAACAGCAACCCGCCACCGGCCGGACATTGGGGTCAGCGCTTCTGGGATATCGGTCGCGAGGAACGCGGACTGCACGAAGAGCTGGTTGCCGCGCTGAAACTCACCCGCGAGAACCTGCGCGCCTGCCAAGCCACCATTCACCTGGCAGGCGGATTCGACCCTGCATATGTCGACGATGCGCAGGCTGCCATGAAGGTTGCCGACGCAGTTCTGGCAAAGGCCGGCGCATAACCCATCACCACCTTCTGCCGCCACGCGCGGCATGGAGCATCCCAATGTCAAATCGCAGCGCGGCCCAGGTCGCGCCCATCCTCCCGCGCTTCATTCGCGCCGGGGAAGCATACGGCTACCTCGGCATGTGCCGGGACGAATTCAACAAAACAGTCCGGCCGAACGTACGCGAATTCCCGATCGGGAAGCAGGGCGTCGGCTTCGACCGGATCGAGCTGGACCAGTGGGCAGACGCCTACGTCGAGTCCATGGCAATTGATAAAGCGGCCAATCAGGACAACAATCAGCCCCGCAGTGGGCGCCAAGGAGTCAATAAATGGCGCGAAAAACGATCTCCGGTCTCTACGAGAGAAACGGAATCTGGCACATCGACAAGGTCGTCAGAGGTCAGCGACTTCAGGAGAGCACTGGAGCAAGCGAAAGGCAGGAAGCGGAGCAGTACCTGATTCACCGGCTGGAAAAGCTCAGGCAGGAGAAGGTCTACGGTGTGCGCCAGGTGAGAACCTGGCGTGAGGCAGCGACGCGGTTCCTGGTGGAGTTCAAGGATCAGGCGTCGATTGGCCTGTCAGCATCACACATTGAACAGCTGGATCCGTACATCGGAGATCTGCCGATCACCCATATAGATGACGGAACACTGGCGGCTTTCAAGCGCGACAGGCAGAAGCCGACGAAGAACGAAAAGGGGAAGGTGAAGCCAGGCGTCTCGAACCGCACGGTGAACATCGCCTTACAGCGAATCGTTCGGATCTTGAACCTGTGCCACAGGAAGTGGCGAGACGCAGAGAAACGGCCGTGGCTGGATAGCGTGCCGATGATCTCGATGCTGGAGGAAAGGAAGTCGAGCAGGAAGCCCTACCCCATGTCATGGGCAGAGCAGTCGATGTTGTTCTCGGAAATCCCTGACCACCTGTTGAGGATGTCACTCTACAAGGTGAACACGGGTTGCCGGGAGCAGGAAGTCTGCAAGCTTCAGTGGGATTGGGAAATCCGAGTGCCGGAACTGGGAACGAGTGTGTTCCTGATCCCTGCTGACTTTGGCGGGAGGAGTGAAAAGTCTGGCGTGAAGAATGGCGATGAAAGGCTGGTGGTGCTGAACAAGGTGGCGATGTCGGTCATCGATGGACAGCGCGGCCTGCATTCGAAGTATGTCTTCCCGTATGGGCAGTCGGACGAGTACGGACCAACCCCGATGCACCGGATGAATGACACAGCGTGGAAGAAGGCCAGGGTGAGAGCGGCGGCGAAGTGGGAAATGGAACACAAGTCACCGGCACACCCTGGGTTCAGATCGATCAGGATTCACGACCTCAAACACACCTTTGGCAGAAGGCTTCGTGCAGCGGGCGTGACACTAGAGGATCGGAAGGCGCTCTTGGGGCACAAGAATGGCAGCGTTACGAGCCACTATTCTACCGCAGAGCTTGAGCAGTTGATTGAGGCGGCAAATAAAGTGTCGGCCACCGATTCGCGAGGACCGGCTCTGACCATCTTGAGGAGAAAAACGGGATGA